GTTCTCTATATTCACCATTATATATGTGTGATAAAATTTGTTTTATCTTTGACAAAAGTTTTGGATTTCCTACATCTATACTGCCATTATTATTAATCTTATAGTTAATAATCTTATTTTCAGTATGTTGACCGCTAGAACCGTTCATAAAATTTATCCAATTATCAATTAAAACTTTTAAACCAATGCCAATATCGGTAATTGGATCCGATTCTTCAGTAAATTTTTCATTAATAATATATTCTCTAACTAATTTCATTAAATTTTCTTTGCATATTTTACAAATATATCATAATATTCTTCTGGAATTTTGTAATAAGTATCATCATTCATTAAATCTTTAGGAAGCATTATCATGTAAACACCATAATCCCCTTGTCCACCATATTGCGATTGTGCTCTTATTTTCATTATTGGAATCATCTGTAAATCAGATGGATTAAATTTATCAATTTTAACAATATTTTCTGTTCCTAATTTGTCTTCATAATATTTTTTACCATTTACAGTTACTGGAACTTTTTCAGTAAATCCTATAAATACATAAACATTATTATCTTCGTCTTCTTTTGCTTGTTTCTTTGTTCTTTTTAATTTATATATGCAAAGTTTTGCTTTTTGTAAATCAGATTTTGCTTGGTTATATCTAATATGATTATGATCAAGAGGCACATCTAAAGATTTTTCTATAATTAATTGTATTTGTTCAACCGTTAATCCATCTGCTCGAGCCTGTTCAATAAGTTGTGCTATATCTAATTTTGATTTATTCAAATTATGTAATAAAACTTTTTGAGCAAATGGAAAATATTTAAGTTGAATTTTTATGAACTGAGATATATCTAAATGATATGGTAAAAGATGATAAACACCGTCACTGAGAAAAAAAGTACCGTCATTCTCAAACTCAATAGATTTTTTGGTTAAACCCAACGATGGTAATTCTTTAAGAACTTGCGCCTTTATTCCAATTCCCATATCTTCTATAGGATCGCCTTCTTCAGTGAATTTTTCACTAATATTTTCTCTAACTATTTTCATTTATTTAGCAGATATAATATTTGGTTTAAAATATTTTTTATATTCTTCTTTTATTTTAAATCTAACTTTCCATGATATTTTATAATCTGTAAAAACATCATAAAAACATTCTGAAATTCCTGCGTTATTAATTAAATCAATCGCATAATTTTTTCTATTTATTTTTTTAGGTTCACCGTTGTTGTATCTTTCTGTTTGACTATAAAGTGTATCGCTATAAAAATGAATTACAAAATAATTTCCTGTTTTAGCCTGTTGATTTCTGCCAACAGCGCCCGTTATTTCTATATAATGTATATTTCCGCCCGTAGCACCATAAATAAAATGATTTTTAGAATCTTCGCGTATAATTCCTTTTATTGTATTTTCCATATTTCCTAATATTCCAATTCCCATATCATTAATAGGATCTTCGCTATCATGAAACTTTTCATTAATATGTTCTCGCACCAATTTCATTAATCATTAATTACTTTTAACATCTGACCAGACCAGTATCTATATTCTGATAAAATATTATTCATTGTACTATGAGTTGCATGTGGAGTTAATTCAAGTAATAAAGTATAATTATTATCTTCTATTGCTCTAAATGCTGGCAATCTATCTTCATTATCTAATTCTCCTACATTAAATTTATCTTCAACGTTTATGCGGCCTCCCATAATTTCTTCTTCAAAAAATAATTGAATAGTTATTTCAGATTTTTTTCCTTTATCTGTAATAATTACCATTGGTTCAAAATCTGGTCTACAATATTGAAATATTTCAGTTATATTCCATGATTCTAACAACCCAAATGCAGGAACTAATGCATTATTTTCATTCATTATAGCTTGCATTTGAGCTTTTGTTATATCATCTGAAGCATGAAAATCCTTTCCTTCAATGCGATATTTATTGCTTATTGCAAATAAAATAACAGGAGCATTCCACATATCATGAATCCTAATTATATTAGTCATCTGAGCTGTTGTAAAAGGTTCAAATGTTGTAAGATATACAGCGCATGGTTTGGATCCTCGTTGAACGTCTCTTATTTGAGGTTCGAACGCTTTTTGAATAGATGCTATAACTCTCATATTATCAACATCTGTAGGATTTCTTTTATTAAACGCGTCAACTACAATGTTTTCTGAACGAGATTCATTTAAAATTGTCGAATTATCAAATTTATTTATATAATTATTTATAAGATAAACATATGAATTAAATTTTTCTATTATAGATTCTGTTAATAATCCATAAGGCTTTTTGTATTTTCTAAACGATGAAATAAAAACTTTAAATAAAGATTCATAAATAGGAGAACTTTCAACCCACTTTAATGTATCTGAATTAGTAATAAATTTTTTATTTAATTTACCGTGATATCCAAATTGCGGAGGATTTAAATATTTTGCTTCTATGTTTTCATTTACCGTACGAATAGCGCAATATTTATTGAAAATATCACACATAATATTTAAATATAGTTGATCCTTTGTTTCAGCTTCCATTATTGGAATATTATAATCAGATAAGAATTCACTTAAGTCTGAAATAACTATATCATAAAAATCTCGAGATTCATTTGCTTTTTCATATGCTTCATTAAGTAATTCAAATTCATAAGAAACAATTTGAGTCAATTTATCTTTTGATTTAATTACAATACCTTCTATGATGTCTTCTCTTGAATATGAAGCATTAAAAACTTTTTCAATCATTTTTGAAAATGTCATAGATTCACCATCATATTGTTTTGTATCATAAGCAATAAGAAGTTTCTTTTGTTCTTCGTTTAATTTGCCTTCAAACAAAATAGGTGGTCTTCCCATGCATAAAATAGAAGCCCATTCTCTAACTGAATCATAATCATAAGATTCAATTATTTTATCATTAATGCGTTTACTTACATCAGTTAAAATATATTTTGGCAATTTTGAATATGGAATTCTTATTGGACGTTCAACTGGAGTATAATATAATCCAAAAAATAATCCTTCGGGTATTTTTGCATCTTTAGTAATGATAGGTATTTCTATCATTGCATCCTCGTAGATATCTGTTAAAGTTCTTTCAATTAAATTAATTGGGGTGTTATCTTTTTTGTAAAAAAGTATTTCGTCTCCCTTTTTTTCAAAAATTAATCTATACGTATCTATTTTTTCAGTAATTACAACACGATCTTCTAAGAGATCGTTTACGAATTTTTTCCCTTTTTTTTCTAGGGTTTTTGCTAACGTGTTTAACATTTTTTATATTTTAGTTTATTTATTTAAAAATTGAACCGGTTACATTACAGTATTTTAATATATCCTTTTTTGTAAATTTTTTCAAATTATCGTGACAAAAAAAGTTGTGTACTACTTTTGGAGCGTATTTTAATGACTTTAATTTATTATTACTACAAGAAAACATTCCATGAACTTCGTAGGGACATCCTCGCAAAGTTGTAAAATTGTTGCGCTGAATAGAAAAATTACCGTCAATTTTATTAAATTGAATATAATCCGGAAAATTTTCTCCTATTTTATAATTACTTATAATAACAGAACCGTGTACATCTATGGTCATATTTTTTTTTATTACATAATCTTTGATTCTCATTTCATCTAACCATTTTTTTATTATGGTCTTTTTTCCAATTCCCATATCTTCAATAGGATCAGAATATTCTGTAAACTTTTCATTAATATGTTCACGAACTATTTTCAATAAATCTTTATTTTATATATTCAATAAAAAAGGGACCAATGGTCCCTTATATTTAAGATTTTTTAGTTTTTAAATTCCGTATCCTTTATTTTTCTTTTTAGTTTCTTTTGGTTTACTAAAGTTTTTTCCAGATAATATACAATATATAAATTTAATTACATTATATGCTAGTCCGCTTAAGAAAAATAATAAGAAAGCATATACTACATAAAGCCATTTTTCTCCAGCACCCGGAAGATTTATTAAATATATAAAATCAATCATTATTTAGATTTTACTTTTACAAAATATTTTCTTTTAGGCTCTGTACTTTCTCTAAGTTCTTTATTAATGTTAGAAGTAAACTCTTCCAGAGATCTATTAAATGATTCAGAAATTATGGTAGTTATCATATCTGGTGTTAAAATATCATTAAGATTTGAAGCATTAAGTTGTTTATACATTTCATCTATAACATCATAGAGTTTGAATTTTAGATTTGATTGTCTTATAGTTTCATTTATAACTGCGGCAGATTTAATTCTTAAGAAATTTTTCTTTTGAATAGCAGTTGAATTTTCATTAAGACTCATTGAACGTTTTAGTAAGAATTTTTCTCCTTTTTCGCTTACTCCACTTTCTTCAGACCAATAACCGTTGAGTTCACTTAGAAAAGACATTTGTGAATTTTCATCAAGATCACGTACAGATGCAAGTCCATAATGTTCAAGCATTGCATTATAAATATTCTTAAAACCATCCAATACTTTGTTTTCCTGAAGTATCTCAGCTTCATTTATCTTTTCTTTATAAATTTCAGAAAATTTCTTCATAGTAATATTTTATTTTATATATTCATGACTTTTATGATAGTTTTAAAAGTTCTACTCATGTTTATAACCTATATAATGACCATTTTTATTAAGGATTTCTATATTATTTCTTAATTTTTCATTATTTAATTTATTTATTTCTTCGGTATCAAGAAATGGAATTTGAATAATAGGGCTTGCAGACGGGGAATAACGGGTATCTTTCAAAGAATCTAAATATTTTTTAATAGCTTCAGGTGAATATTTTTTATTAAAAGCATTTTCTTTTCTTTTTTGTTTAACTTCTTCAGTTGTTAAAAGTAACCCGCATCTTTCTTTAGCATATGCGTAATCTTTCGAAGATATTTTATATGCTTCCTTTTTATTTTTTATAAGTGACATCATATAAAAAGCATATAAAATTTTAGTATTATTAGGATAAATATATGTTAATAATTTATGACATATATAATGTTCTCTCGGTATCAATAAAACTATATTTTCTTTTTTATTGTTACCCTCTAAACATTTTGGAATAATATGATGTTTTTCATATTGTATTCCGTTATGATTAATTCTATTTTCGTTTAAGGCGTTTTCTATTATTTTATTATATACTTTTTGATGATCCATAAATATTTTTATTGTATATATTAACATTTTTAAGAAGTTTGGCACAATTTTTTTACTAATAAAGGATATAAACAACTAAAAAAATAAAACATTATGAAAAAACTATTACTTTTATTAACAGCAGTACTTATTACAATTTCTTTGTCAGCTAGACATTTTAATCACAGATTAACAGCAGAAGATAAAGAAGTATTTGAAACTCTTATGTATTTAAGATCTCAAGGAGATATTATATTACCCGAAATTCATGTATACGCATCTCAAGATACTACAAAAAAGATGATGAAGAGCGATACTACTAAATGTATTACACAATGCCCCAAAGACACACACAACAAAGAAATGAAACAACATAAAGAAATGAATCATGGAGAGAAATCTACGAATTCTTCTGTTCCTATTAAAAAATAACTAAAATAATAACCGCCATGAAAAAATTATTCTTATTAATCGCGTTCTCAATTATCTCTATGATAATGATCGGCCAAAACGATACGGCAATGACCGATTATGAGAAGTATTATTACGCAAAGGAAGCAGCATTGCTTTCGCCTACAAGTATTCCTGATACTATTCGTGATACAGTTTATGTAAAATCAGCACCTGTAGAAAACGACGATTTGTATTACATTCCTACTAAAGAAGATGTTAAAAATAAAAAGGAAATGATTCGTCTTGAAAAGAAACAAATACAAATGGAACAAAGCGCGGCATATTACGATGCGTATGAGGAAGTATATGAAGATTTTTATTATAGCACATTAATAAATCGATTCAGCTATGGTTTTGGATTTTCATATTATACTCCATATTGGTCAATAGGATATGGTTATTACGACCCATGGTACACACCATATTGGGGATTTAACTGGGGATGGGGATATCCATACTACAACTATCCTTATTATGGTTATGGATGGGGTTATCCTTCATATCCATATTATCACTATCCTTACTATCATGATGATTATTATCATCATGATAACTATTACGGAAGTGGCGGCTATCCTACAAATAATCATATGACTCAGCGAAGACAAACACCTTCAACGTCTATAAGAACAATACAAAAAACTTCTATACACAATAATGTGAAAGCGGCTATACCTCAACAATCAACTCATGGAAGAAGAATTGAAAGCGGAACAGTTAGTAGAATGACACAACAAAGTACTGTGCAAAAACAAGCACCTACAACAAAGCCTATGTATAATCAAACTCAACGAAGAGAAGGCTACACACCTACATATACAAGACCAAATATGAGTAAAACTCAACCGTATAATACTACAAATCATTTTCAGAGTGAAATTCGTAATACTGAAAACAAATCTAATACATACTCTGCTCCTATAGAACGTAAAAGTACATCTACACAAACAAGAAGTACATATTCAGTACCAGCTAGAACACATGCACCTTCATATTCAACACCCTCAAAAACTAATTCAATGCCTTCGAGAAGTAGTGGATCAAGTTATTCTTCACCAAGCAGAAGTTCAGGTGGATCTAGCTATTCTTCGCCAAGTAAAAGTTCGGGTGGATCAAGTTATTCAGGAGGGAGTTCTTCTAATGGACATTCTTCAAGTTCAAATAGTTCTTCAAATAGTTCTTCGGGCGGATCACATAGTAGAAGATAACAAAAAGGAGAGTTTAAACTCTCCTTTTTTAATATGAATAATAAAATCCTACATCTACTTTTTTACAAATATTTGTAGTGTAATCCCATATCCAAACTTTAATATTATTAAGTGCTGCAATAGTCATCAATCTTCTGATTTCTTTAACATCTTTTGTACTTTCTACAATTAGTAAAACTCCTGGCTTCTTGTCTAATATTGTAGCATAATACAATGATTGTCCTATACTTTCAGCCCATTTATCTGCAAATTCAACTTCAATAGCAAAGGTATCATTAATAATATCTACTCTTGATAAATCTGGTAAAACATATTCGGTTTCTGCTCCTATACTATCTGCAAAAAGATCTCTATAATAAGATTCTCTTTGTTTAGTTAATTGAGCAATACATGATAAACTTATTAAAGATAATAAAATACAAATTATTATTTTTTTCATTTTATTTTTGTGAGTGGCTTCATTAAATATTCTTCATTTAGAATTTCATCTAAATGATATTTTAAAAATCCTTCTTTAAGATAGGGATGTATTTTTCTTAATGTATCAAAATCCTTATTATCTAAAGCCTTATCCACTTCTTTTTTAAGATCATATTGATCCATTTTAGAATAATTTTTAGAAGATGTCTCTATTTCTGTTGTTTTTCCTAATAATTTTTCTTCATCTTCATTTTCTATCGCATCTTCTGCACCTTTAGCCATCATTCCAAAAAAATCTTTTTCATCTTCTCCTTTTAAAGATTTCATATGATCTCTAAATTGCAGTGTCAAAATACGTTTAAATGTAGGAGTTTCCATTAATTCATCTTCATATTTCAATATTTCTGGAAATTTTTTAGATAATCTTATTAACCACGGCATAACGTATGACGCTACTTCTTGTTTATTTTTTGCGATTTCTTTAAGATATTCTTCAAGTTCTTTTAATGTAGGCGCAATTTTAAATTCTTTAAATGCATCATCAATAAAATCTTCATTTAATAAAGGCTTTATTAAATATTCTTCATTTAGAATTTCATCTAAATGACATTTTAAAAATCCTTCTTTAAGATATGGTTGTATTTTTCTTAATGTGTCAAAATCTCTTTTATCTAATGCTGCATCAACTTCTTTTTTAAGATCATATTGGCTCATTTTAGTATAATCTGCAGGGCCTACTTTATTTTCTTTAGTTTTTCCTTTTCTTATTAATTTTTCAATTTCGTCTTCTTCCTCTTCTGGAAATGGGAGAGATATTTTAACTATATTTTCAAGAATTTCGTCTCTGTGATCATCTAAAAATATTCTTTCGATTGTATTATTTTTTTGAAAAATATCTATAAATTTATCTATATGAGCATTGATAAACTCTCTAAAAAATTCACTCAGTTCTTCTCGTGGAGCTTGTTGTTCAAACATACGATCCATTTCAGTTTTAAAATAACGAAAATCTTGAGAATTTATCCATTTATCTGCATTATTTATAGCTATTTGCGCGATTTTTTTAACATCATATTTTTTCTCTTCTTCATTTAATCTTTTCATAATATATTCATTATTTTTTGATTCAAAAATATAATCTACATCAATATTAAAATATGTTTTTAAAACATTTGATATTTCACGTCTAATTCTTACTATAAAAGGTTTATCTCCATAATAATTTTCATCTTCGCATGCTCTGTAAAATGCTTCTTGAGGACTATATAAATTTTGTACATATCTAAAAAATTTATGTAATACTGATGATGGACCGTAGTTTTGTTTATCTCCAAAATATTTTACACCTATTGTATCTGCGTTTCCGCGTGTTTCTTCAAAAAATATTTTAGCAGCTTGTATTGGAGTCATTCCAATTCCCATATCTTTTATTGGATCAGAGTTTTCAATAAATTTTTCATGTAATTGTGATTTATGAGGTATAATATTAGGACGAGGATTTTGTACAGGTCTCGGAGTAGGCCTTGGAATAGGTCTTGGAACGGGTCTTGGAACTGCTATTGGTCTTTTTTTACCACAGCCGCAACCTTCAGCGATATATTCTTTAACTATTTTCATATATTTTATATATTAAAATAGGAGATAGCGCAGTTGTAAATCTAATATTTAAAATTTAACTGAAAAAGCTTTAAATGGAAATCCTTTATCTTTATAAATACGTTCTCTTTCTCTGGCGTGGCGCATTAAATAGTTAATTCTTTGATATTTATGAGAGCCGTAAATAAAATTATCCTGAAAATCAATTACAGTCATTATCTCTTTTCCTTCTAGCAATCTCATACCACGACCTAAAGCTTGTCTTACAATATACTCTGATTTTGAACTTTCTACTAAAAATATATTGTGACAGTTGTTTATAGAAATTCCTTCACTAAAAGTACCAATACTTGCAACAATAATGACTTCATTTTGTTCTTCCATTTGTTTTTTGAAATAATCTCTATGTTCTGCAGAAGTTCCGCCGTCAATATAATAAACAATCTTATCAGTATTTTCTTTTAACCAATTAAATAAATTTCTGCCATATTCATTTTTTATATCTGAAAATAAAACTAGTGAATTTTTTGTAGTTTTAGCTATCGTTTCGCAAACATATACTAATCTTTTATGATTTTCTCGTATAATATCTTTTTCAAGATTAAGTAGTTTAACGCCATCTTTTTCATCTGCACTTACATTTCTGAGATCATATAATTTCTTTTTAATTTCTTGATCAAGATAATCCATTTCAATACCTACAATTCTTACTGGCGTAGCAAATTTTGAAGCAATTAAATCTGCAGATTTAACTACGTAAACACAAGGGCCTAAATATGACTGAACTGTAAATGAATCTAAAGAACTCTCGGGCGGAAGAGTTCCTGTCATACCTATACTGTATTTTGAATTAAATGATTTAACGAGAATATTCTTAATTGAAGAAGCACGAGCATGATGCGTTTCGTCTATAAAAACTGCGTCGAACTTCGAGAAGTAATCTAAGCCCTTCTTAGACAATGATTGGAATGTACCAAATATTATATTAGCTTTATCATCATCGTTCTTACCAGAGCCTCCGAATACACACTGTGACTTCCAGATTGGTTTTTTTCCGCAACTTTCTTCATATTCATAAAATTCTTCTTCTGTTTGATTTACAAGACTTATGCTTGGAACTACATATAACATTCTGTTTATTTCTTTTTTTTCAAGTAAATAACGAAATAACATAAATGCCATAAGAGTTTTGCCTCCAGATGTTGAAATTTCTTCTGTACAAAACCTATATTTTAAAATGCGTGAAGTTCCTTCAATTTGATAATCTCTTGGTTGTTTTTCAGATTCTTCAAAATATGTATTTGTCCATTCAATAAAAACTGATTCATCATAATTTTTATCATATAAATATTCTATTCCATCTATTTCAAGAGTGAACATATATTGTTTTGTAAGTTTTTGAACTTCACTCCATAATCCTATAGGAATGCGTCCATATCTATCTATGAATTTTGTTTCAAAACTTTTAGGCTGAGTAGATTTTGCACGTATAGCTCCCCAATTCATCACTTTTTTTGTAAATGAATGTTCAAGTTGCTCATATTCTAATTGAGTAGATTCAACTATAACAAGAAACTTACGACTATCATCAACCTTTAATTTCAATTTATTATTATAACTGGTTTATTTAATTTTTTAGCTTTTTTTATAGTATCATTTGTTCCATTTGATATATGTTCTACTGGAATAAACGCCAGTAACAATTGGCATTCTTCAGCTATAAAACTATTACGTTCAAAATAATTTTTTACATTATACGGTTTTCCATACCATTCTTGTGGCATTCCACTATATTCATTCCATGCTTCATGGGCCGGATTAAATTCTATATATTTAAGTTTTTTATTTAAGGCAATTAATTTTCCAAGTCTATCAGCTCCTATAGCTCCACCGCTTATAATACAAATATCATTTCCGTATTTTTTTATGCATTCATTAATTACAGCTTCTACAGAAATTTTGTTATTATACTTTCGCGAGCCAACTACACCAATTTTTATCATTTAAAATTTCTACAATATTTTTCGTATTCTTCAAGCCAAGTTTGATATTCACAAAGCAAACACGTTACATTTTCATTAATACAATCTCCATAGTGCTTACCCATATCAGGAACAGGATCGTTAGATAATAAAATTTCATGTATATTTTCAATAACAACAATTACAATGTCTTTACTCCATTGAGCATTATCTTCTTTAGAAAGATAATCTGTAAGCCAATCAACAAAATTTTTCATATTATTTTCCTCTTGATATCTGTTCAATTTCCACACGTTTAGGAATAGCAAATATAATATTATCTAATGTGCTGATTGTCTTATCCATATATTTAGAATGATTGTCTACAATTGCTCTTTTTTCAACCAAATCTTGTAAATCTACTAATATTCTATTATGTTTTGTAGATTCGTTAGGATATCTTACCTGAACTTTATTTGTATAATAATCATATTTTTCAGCGTATGCTCTATTATACGTTTTATTCATTCCAATCATTAATGAAATAAGATAATGATAATATTCGACTGCTCTTTGTCTTTCTGTATATAAATAGGTCATAAGTTCGGGAATTTCAAAAATTTGTTTCATTTTTGCAGACATTTCTGCTATTTTTGCATCCCATTCTTTGCGTTCACGAGAAAATCTATTTTCTAAAGATTCTTCTAGTTTGGCGTCAGCATTTAAACTAAAAAGGTTCGTGGCTTCCATATTTCAATATTTACTATTCTCAGTGATTCACATTTTGTAGGACGATAACGATCATATTGTATATTATCATTTTCTAAAAAATTTCCTCTATTTAAGTCTATTTTAAGAATACTGTATTTTTCTGTTTCTAATGTAAGTTTAAGCTTTTTATTTATTAAACTTTCATAACTGCTAAAATAATTAAAATGTTTCAACATCCTACATATTTGATTTTTTTCTACAGATGCGCTTTTTGCATGACTATCATGATTACATGTAGGTAATTCAAATATTTCTTTTTCCATATTATTTTTGAGTTTTATGTTTTTTATAAAATTCTATTAATTCAAAAATACATTTAGCTTCTCCCGTACTAGAAAATTTATGCTTTTCTTCTAAATACTCTACCATTTGATCAAGAGTAAGAGTATTCCAATCAAGAAAACCTATCGATAAGGTTTTTTTATTTTGCTCTATTTGTTCTTTAGTTAACTTTATCATAATTAAAATTTATAATATACTATAAATCCTGCACTACATACTTCTCTATTTGGTATAGTAAATTGGCATTCTGCAGGTGTTGTTAATAATGTATAATTTACTGATATTGAATTAAAATAATTTAGTTGATACATCAATTGTTTTCTTTTTATATTTTGTTATTATATGTTTGTGTTTTCTATGAGTTTTAAGCTTTATATCTATATTTAATTCTGGGAAATCTAATTGTTCTTCAAATCTGTATCTAATTTCTGTTGTGAGTTTTTTGCGCATGTTGGTTTACGTTTATTATATACATTTAAGGCATCTTTATAATAACTATTTATTGATTTAAGAATATATTTAAAAGTTTTATTAGAAAATAAGTATCCATATTTTTTTGCCACCTTTAATCCTTCTATCCATGCTTGATATTCTATTAGCATTTCATCGTTATTTACTAATTTTTCAAAGCTCTCTGGAATTAGTGTGTGGCCTACTTCATGAAAAAACGCAGCAAATTTTAAATCTTTATCATCATATATTCCTAATACAATATCTTCATTTTCAATTGCGTATGCATTATTTCTTAAATTTGTTTTTTCAATTTCATATTTTTTAGAAACTCTTTTAATATTTTTTTGTGTTACATTTACTACCTTCAAATTATAATCTTTAGCAATTTGTGTTGTTCTCATAAATATACCATTATTTGATATATTTATTGGTTTTTAAATATCGATTATGTCTAATTCATTATTAGAAAAATATTTATTAAAGTTAGGAGTTCTTATATTTTTATCTCTCAAATAAATAAGCACATCAGTAAGGTCCCATTTTTTTCTTGTGGGTAATTCAAGTTCTTTTTTTAACTTTGTCCAAAGAAAAACTTCTTCTCCCGCATTTATTTTTTCGATGCTTTTTTTTCTGCCATCTTTATCATCATCATACCAATAACGAAGTTGAATATCTAAAGGAAAAGCTTTATGTGCTCCTGCATTTGCCACAGAATTATTAAATAAATATGAATCAAATGGCCCTTCAAATAAAGTTATTGGTTTAGTATAATCTACTAAACAAATATTAAATAACTGTGATAATGTGCTTATTTCATTAGGAATTTCTTTAGTATTTTTTTTCATTAATTCATAAATTCTTTCTAATGTTCCAGTAAGATATTTGTTTTCTCCTTTAAACGTTCTTTTTTGAATTCCTAGAATTTTTCCCGAATGCGTTAAATTTAAAATAATAACATGATTTAATCTTGCATTATACATAAATTTGGAGGCGTTATATTGCATTCTGTTTGTTAACCATGGCCAAACAGGAGATTCTTTTGCTTCTATTAAATTAAAATATTGTAAGAACTCCTGTCGGTCGATGGCATAATTATCTACAGATTCCATGTCTAAGAAAAGCGACATATCATACTTAGTGTCAGCATGAGTACCAAAATCTGTTATTCCTTTTGCTATATAATTTATTATTTTTAAATCAATATCAATTTTATAATCATGAAAAAATTGGTCTATTCTTTTAAATTCTCCACAATTATGGCATTTAAAAAAATTAGTGAATTTGCCTATTAAAATAAAATTGCCCCTTTTTTTATAATCATTATGCATGCTATCTCCGCAGGCGGGACACGCAAAATTTATTCTATCTTTATGAACTCTTATTTGTTGTTTTCCGTAATTTCCTGGAAATCTTTGTTCTAATATTTGTTTCAATAAAGATACAAGATGTTCTCTATATTCATTATCAGATAGAGTAGCATCAATAGATGAAAGAGAAGAGTCGAAACTCAACTCTTTCATTTCATTGATGATTGGATACATTTTAAATGCTGTTTAGTGCTTCATCTAAATCTCCATCAAGACCACCTAAATTACCTTTAGTTTCTATATCTGGAAGATTCAAATCAGGAAGAGAATCAAGATCACTAGAATTTATGTTTAAATCTTCAAGGGATAAATCTGTAGAAGTTATGCCCTTATTTTTACTTGATTCAGATGTTGCTGGTTTCTGTGGAGCGTTTCTTACAGTTGCATAAGTAGATGAAACTGATTCTCCTGTTACAGATGTGATTATTTGATTTACATAATCGTGTGTTTCTTGATCCCAATCTTTAAATGCATATTTACTAAGATCTGGACTATTTTCCTTTAAATAATTGAATACAGTTTCTCTTGGTGTTTTTGCATTAATTTTCATAAATTTACCATTATCGTCTAATATAAATAATGGTATTTTTGTATCAAGAAATTTTGATTGATCGTAGTTGTTAAATCCAGCAACTTTAGTTACTACTACTGAAAAAGCCTTTCCGTCAAGCAAATCAAATGGTTCGTGTGGTTCACCTATGATAGGTTTCTTTTCAGCTTCGATTTTTTCAAAAATCTTTTTTCCAAATTTCCAAACCAATAATTTGCCAACAAGTTCTTTATTCTGGTCATCTTTTATAACCTGAATAATCGCACTAAATGAATGCCTTCTACTGAAAATTTCAGCTTTCTTTTGTTCTTGAACAGATTCACTTTTACGAAGTTTGAAAAACATGTCTTGAAGAGGAGAGGGTTTACCAACAGAAGATGGACAGTCAACGTAACGTCCTCTATTTGTTAGCGGATCTACTAACCAGCATACCCATTTTTCAGAAATTGAATGTTGTGGGTCTTCCCACCATGCGATAAAACGTATAACAGATTGATATACGCCATTTTTTCCTTTATCTGCTACTGGAGAATATTCTACAGTATTTTTTGGAGTTTGGTCTCCAATCTCTACGTTCGGATGAAATAGAGCATCTAAGTCATAATTGTTACTCATAGTCTTTTAGAAATTTTAGTTAATTAGTAATTTAGTAATTTAGTCTTAAAGCGCTTTTAGAACCTTTTACTTGTATTATATATTCATAAAAATGAATAAAGTTTTTATTCTTATGTTAAAAAAATGTTAATTTTTTAATATTGGAAATCATTATAGAGTATACTCTTCTTCAACTCTTTGAAGTTGTTTTTGACGAAGTTTATCAATTTTTTCAAATTTTGAATTCAGTTTATATCTTCTGCTTCTTTTTATTTTATTTATTGCAAACTGTTCATCCTTTTTGTATTTAAGTATTGCATACCTAACTACTTTTACAGCTTCTATGACAATTAACGTTAAGCATAGAATGTCAATTCCGATTAATACATAAATAATATTCATTTTATTTCTTTATTTATATTATATATTTATAATCTAAATTTTATATAAAGTTTTCAATATAGATGTTTAATTATAGTTTTTAAGATATATTAGATAAGCATTTAAGCATTTCTATAAGTTCTGGTTGAGGATGTGGATCAGATTTTTCCGGAAATGGACGAAAAGATATATGTCCCCAAACTCCCGGTTCTCCTTCTCGTGCTTTTTGTGATATTCCCCACATATCTTCATTATATGTTAAAGGAATATCATATCTCATTTTCCAATATAATAAAAGCTCTCCGATAGTTTGTATTTGAGGAAGAGTATATTTTTCATAATAATTGTATCCTCTAAAACCATTAGGATAATATTGTGATGGAACATATATTTCATGTCCATAATAAGTTCTAAATTTTCCATTACCAACTGGTATAAGCCAGCCCCAATTATCAATTTCTATTCCTATAGATTGTTTATCTAATTCTGCATTTCCTGCTCCTAAATGATATGCCCAATATTTTGAAGAAAAAAGTTGCCAAGGTATTCCTGATCTATCCACAATTATGCATGTTGCTATTCTTTCGGGTGTTGCTTCCCAAGATTCTATATCTCCATTAACTCCACTTCCTGATATAGTATGATGTAAAATAATCTGTTTTTTAGGATATTCTTCTTTAATGTATTGATTATTAGGAAAAGGTACTGTTTCTATTTTACTTAAATCTATCGGCTTTAAATTTTCCCACATATTTTTTAATTTATTTTGTTTAGCATAGTTTAATTTACATGCTTCTTGCCAATCTCATTATTTTATATCCATCTTCTGTAAATTCATATCCAGTTTCTGTTCTGCTTATAAATCCTAATTTCAAATATGTACATATAATATATGCAGCAGTTTCTTTAGTTTCTGCAAGACAATCTTTTATTTCAGTGTCATTGAGTATTGGAGTTGTTCCGGTAGAAATCTTTTTATTTATTTTACCTCTTAGAGAACTAAATAACAATTCTCTTGTCATGAATGGAAGTGTTAAATATGTATCAAAATCTCCATTTTTAACTCTTTGTCCAATTTTGTTTAAAAACACTTCATTATTTAAATTTTTCATAGTTTATAATTTTATTTATTTATTAAGTTATATATCTCAATTATAAACAAAGTAAATATTTTAACAAAATTTTAACAGAAATAATATTGAATATATAAAATAAATCTTTAATTAATGAGAGCTCAATTGATTAATGAAAAATTTACTGATGAATCGGATCCTATATCTGATATGGGTATAGGCTTTGCAGGAATTAATGATTTTAAAAATCGTCTTAAAGAAGTTGCAGAAATTCCTAATAAAGATCTTAAAAATATGAATTTTAGAGATAATTCTCAAAAAATTCTTGAATTACGAGAGATAACAGCACAATTAGTTATGTTTTATTTTAGAGAAAAATATGGATTAAAATTTAAGCCAGAATCGGGAGCTAAATATGAGGGCTCTATGATAGGAGAAGCACGATTAGGAAATTTTATTTTTAAATTATGGTGGTCAACTACAATGCAAAGTATAAAATTAATGATATTATCTACAGGCCCACATGGACAATATAAAGAATCATCAAATTGTCAATCTATGAAATCTCTTGAAGGAAATCTTATAAAGATCTGTAAAGAACTTAATATAAAATTGTTAAATCAAGAATAATTAGAATTGATCAAAGAAGAGAAAAATCTAAAAATAATTAAAAATCATATTTAGAAAAAAATTAACAAAAAATTAACATTTTTAGCGAAACTTAAATATATGCTTCCATAAAATAAATACTTAAGCCTCCCCGGAAAATCTCTATATCAGAATACAAAATTTAAATTTTTTCTTTTTTTCTAAAAGTTTCTAAAACCCAATAAGAATCTACTAAATCATCAACATTATCTATCCAAGAAATTCCTCCTTTTTTATGAAATTCTTCTGATCTTTCAAATAATGATAAACGAAATTTACATATTGGACCTATTTTAATAAACTGATTTATCATTTCCTTTTTTCCCATAGTTTGTTTAGCACATCCTGCTATACTTTTCACCGTAATAGGAGAGTAAGTAAACATATTATCAAATGGCACTAGTTCAGATAATCTATCCATAAGTTTATACTTATAACCACCTAATTGTAGCACTACGTCTCCCTTTGATGCATAAGCGAGGCCCTCGAATACAAGATAGGTATCTTTATTAATATGAGGTAAAAGCGTTTCTGTGATTAGATTTACAAGATAGCGCGCATTAGAGACTTCATATCTCATTTTAGAAGAAAGAGATTCTCCTTTATTTTTATCATCGATACGATTAATTACATTAACGCCGGCTTTCTTATAAATTTCTGAATATTTATCAGAAAGTTCATACGGCCAAAGATAAAAATAATATTTATTATCTGAAAAAACACACGCGGCAGGTTTATTTATAGAAAAATCAAAACCGATAATATTCATTATTTATATTTTTAAATTATTGATAATTATTAGATATATCATTAGTAAGCATATCAATTAAATCCTGCTTTTTTGGAGATTGTCCATATTCTTTTTTATATTTTCTAACTAAATAATTATAAATATTGTCATCGTATATTAAACTTTCTGCAGAATCATAGATATAGCTATATGGATCTTCGATATCATCTACAGACTGTCTTAGCCCATGTATTATGTCTTTTATTTCACGCATATATTGCTGTGTAGTTATAATATGTGTTTTTGTTTTTTCTATTTCTCTCTTTTTAGGAATTATAGTTCCATTTTCTTCCATCCACTTAGAAGATATCATTTTTTTATTTCCATGTATATCAGTAACATGAAGAATATCAAATTTGCTACTATAATCTTCTACTTTAGCTATATGATATTTGTTGGTTTTTGTTTGAACACTCATTCCTGCACGAAATTTACTTGCGAAATTAGATTCATTAATATTATCTTTTATGAATATTGCTTTCATAATTTTTACTTACTTAGCTAAAGTGTATCCCAATGCTGCAGTAACAAGACTACTAGTTAATAATTTACCCAACGCGCCATTTTCCTGTATTCCAAGAACGCTACAAATTGCTTTTCCTATTGCTGGACCTGCTAATGCGCCTACTCCAGCACCTAATAGGCCTGTAAATAAACCTTCATCTATGTCTTCTCCTTTTTTAAGTTTATCTACAATAAGACTATAGGTTCTTTCTGCTTCTTTAATTTGCGTAGGCGTAAAGCCCTTTATTTGTTCAGACTCAAATATGCTTGATCCATTAGAATATTTTAAATCATAATATGTAGGAAATTTTTCCATAATGATATTTTTATTTTATATATTCTTTTTGAAAATCTTCTAAAAAAGATAGTATCATTTCATATCCATCTATAATTTCGTTGATTTTATTAATATGACGTTTATCGTCATAATGACTATCAATAGTAAGTTTGCGTTCTCGAATAGATCTATCAATAGATTCTATTGCAGATTTAGTATCAAATTTATGATTTATTATAATGTCTAATGCGTTACTAAATCCTACTTCTTCATATGTTGTTAAATTAGAACTAGATAATACATCATTTCTAAATTCTATTAATTTTTCTCTTAAAAATTTTTCAAGCGCATTTTTTCCAATACCCAAGTCTTTTATAGGATCCGATATTTCTACAAATTTTTCATTTATAAATTTTGCTCTCATTATAGCGTATACATTTCGTCATTTATTCCTGCAGTATAAACTTCATTAGTTAATCTTTTAGTAATTTTATATCTATTATACGCTAAATTCAATGTAAATGTATTAAACTCGGCAGCAATAGAAGCATAACTTATATTAAATTGAGATAGCGCAATAGGAACTATTTTTTGGAACTCAAACGCAAGTAATTCAAAACCATGATGATCAAGAAAACTTATATACATAGAAGGCCAAAATGGCTGAGTGTCGTGATATTTTTGGTATTCTTCTATTTGTTCAAATATCAACCAATAAGTTATAAAGCCCTCAGTTAATTTAAATGTAACAGTGATCATTTTGTCAAGAATTGGTTCTAATTCTTTGCCGCCTCTATATCTAATTTTGAATTGACTTTGTCCTTGAATTACTGGATCTAATCTCACTTCTGGAAACGTAACAGATTGAACTGATGCATTAAAAAAATCTTCAAGACTTTGATATTGTAGCTTTAATCGTTTAACTACAGGCGTCCATCTTTCTCTAACTTCAGGATAAAAGAAATCTTTAGGAAACCATACTGCGTACATATTAAGTTTAGAATTCAAAAGGCTCATAGATAATATTTTAAGTTATTTTATAAATATTTTTTAAAAAAATGTTAATATATAATATACATTTAAATTATATATCTATGAAATCTCCGATTAAAGATCAAAACAATAAGTTTATTTGCGAAGAATGCAACAGAACATTTGCAAAAAAAGATGGATTAAGCAAGCATATATCTATTAATCATATGTCTAAAAAAGAATATTATGATAAATATTTCAAAAATGAAGGCGAAGAATTGTGTCCTATTTGTGGAAATAAAAATCCATATTTAAATAGATGGGATAGAGGTTATAAAAAAACATGTTCTTATAAATGCGCTAATTTATTAAGAACACAATCACAGGAAATAACAAAATTCAAAAAATATGGAGATAAACGATATAATAATACAAAACAAAGAAACAAAACCAATATTGAAAAATATGGAAATAAATGTCCTACACAAAATTTTAATATACATCAAAAAATTAAAGAAAATAATATTGAAAAATTGGGGGTTGAATATCCCTTTCAAAGTGATAAAATTCAACAAAAAGTTATAAATAAATTTTCTCAGTATAGAAGATTTAAAGATACGAATGTATATTATAATACAAGTTATGAATTTGATTTTTTAGAAAAATACTATTATATATTTTCTGATATACAACGAGGAAACTCTATTAAATACACATATAATAAAAAACCTACATATTATTTACCAGATTTTTATATACCATCATTAAATTTAATTGTCGAAATAAAAAATTCATATCTGGCCAAACGTGATAAATCTAAAATAGTGGCAAAGAAAAAAGCCACTATTTCTAATGGCTTTAATTATATTATGATAACTGATAAACGATATAATAAATTTAATAAGTTATATGCTAATTTTTTTTAAAATTTTATGTTTTTTTCAATTCTGCGTTTTCAGCGCTTAATCTATTAACTTCTGCCATTAAATCTGCGACATTTTTTTGTAAATCAGTAACAGTAAATAAACTTGAATAATTAGCCATTACAGTTTGCTGATCTGAATAATTGTAATATGTTCCTTGATAGAAAGTATAATATGTTCCATTAGGATTTTTTATGATTATAGAATATTCATTATTTTTTTGAGATTTAATTCTAGCAAGTTGTTCTTCTGTTAATTTAAATTCTATTTCTCCAATAGTTGTATTCATATTATCTGCATTATAAGTTGGTCCAACTTCTATTTTAGTAAGATCATCTAATTGAAATAACAAACCATAATTATAAGCGCCTGATAGATCTACATTTTCAAGATCTCCTCTTGAATTTAATCTATGAAACGTGAATTTATAATCTGAATCAAATGTTTTTAAGAATAATGGTCCAGTTCCTTGTGGAAATACTTCATTATCTACATTTAATACAACTTTTGTTACATCATAAAATACTTTTACATATTTAATTTTTTCTATGTTATTTCCGATTTTTGTATTAACTGTTTCTGATTCTATTCTATTAAATACTTTATATGGAATTAAATTATCAACATTCAATCTTGTAAATCTCATTCCATATTTTTTAGGATCTGTTGATGAAAATGATGCTTTTCGAATAATCTGTGTTCCATCCATTCTATTTGTTAATCTGCAAGTATATTGTATTGTGTAAGATACAGCTATATCTGAATTTTTTAATATGGGTCTAAAATAATTTGCATCCTCAAAATCACTATCTTGTGTAAAAGAATATTTTTGCGTTAGAATACTACTTCCCGGAATTTGTTCATATACAGATATTTCATGAATAACCACCCATTTTCTTGCATCTATTCCATATGTATCTGTAAATTGTTCATAATTATCATTTGGATTATTGGACGTGTATAATCTTATTCTTCCAGTTTCAATATCATTTATGTAATTTCCTATTATACTTTCATTCCATATTGCATAATATTCTATAAAATCTCCGTATGTTGATTCTGCTATATGACAATTAAAGTTATCAGCTACACTTGTTACGGGTAATTGAGCGTTTACAATTTCTTTTAAAACAAAAGAATCATTAACAATTTCATCAATAGTACTATATGTTAAAAAGATATCTGAAAGCTGAGCTACTTCTAATGTTGTACCTAAATTAGTAACCGTGTCATCTCCTAATTCTTGTATAGAAGGAATTGAAAATTCTACATATTTATCATAAAATCTATTTCCTAAAAATAATGTATTAAAAGCAAATTTTATTACATTACTTCCAAGAGTTTGCGTTTGCTTTGCATAAGTAAAATTGGCTAAATCAACCATACTTCCTGTTGATGTTTCTGCTCTTACTTGAAGTAAAAATCCCGCGATGTCATCGAAATTATATCCAGAAACAATATGAACTTTAATAGTATCAAGTGGATAAGTTGTAGTAGATATTACAACAGAAGAATCCCAATAATATGGATAAGTAGTAGTGTAATTAGAAGAATCTAAGTACCAAGCAGTTCTTTGCGAATTAAGAGGAATGGAATTTAATGGAAGTATATTATTTGTTCCGCCTAAAGCGCCATCGCCTTCATAAAAATATTTAGTCCCTGAATCTGATAGGCCATTAAATTCGGCAACATGAGGAGAAGTTAAAGTAGTTACTTCATCTGTTTTATTAAACTCATATTCAAGAAGTAAAAAATCTGTTAGTTGTATATATTTTGAGATATTTGTTGCCATTTTATACTTTTATTTAATTTATATATTCCTTAATAAATTTTCTTTTATCTATGATATAATTTATACATATAATCTGTGTATTCATATGAATATATATAAAAAGTAGTAAGGCTTTTGGGAAAAGCCAACTAGATGGTTAAAACTAGCTGTCCTACTTTATTTATATATCTTAAAAATAAAATGGTTAATCTATGAAGGAATTTAGAAAAAATAATGAGGGAAATTTGGTCTGTGAAGAATGTGAAAAAATATTTAGTTCGCAAATAGGATTAGGAACGCATATAGGTATGATACATAATTCTAAACTATATTATGACAAATGGATTAAAGAAAAAGACGAAGACATATGTAAAATTTGCAGTAAAAAAACAAAGTTTTCTTCTAAAATAACTCGAGGATATTATAAAACTTGTTCAAAAAAGTGTGAAAACAAAAATCGGGTAAACACAATTAAACAAACATTAATTAAAACGTTTGGAGTAGAAAATATTTCTCAACTAAAAGAAACAAAAGAAAAAAAGAGACAAACATATTTGAAACATTTTGGCGTTGACAATAACATGAAAAATAAAAATAATTTTGAGAAACAACAAAAATCAGCAAAATTATTAAAATATTTTAAAGATACAACTATTTATTATCGCGGGTCATTTGAACTTGATTTTCTAGAAAAATATCAAGATTTATTTCCCGACATAATAAATCCTGAATCTGTAAAATATTTATTTGAAGGAAAACAACTTATTTATCATCCAGATTTTTTCATACCATTGTTAAATCTTACAGTTGAAATTAAAAATTCATATCTCGCTAATAAAGATAAATTTAAAATTGAAGCAAAAGAAAAAGCCATTATTGCTAATGGCTTCAAATATATTATGATTGTTGATAAAGATTATACAGACTTTACCAAGTATATATCGAATATGAAAACGTAGGGCCAATAACTACTGATGTTTTTTGCGTCATAAAATTCCATCCTCCTGTTATTCCTACACCTAAAGATACTCCCTGGAACCAATGGCGTTTAGGCTGTTTGAAAATATCGGGCCAATCTGCCGGGTCTATCATCACTCCCTGTAACTGCGCTACTGTAAATCCAGGATAATTGCTTTGTACAAATACTCGTAAAACTCCATTTTCAACTTTTTGTCCCCATATAAGATTTATTTGTGTAAGCCTATTTGTTAATTCTGTATCCATATGTGCAAGTTCAAGTGGATCTTTATTTATAATTTTGATATACGTTCTTCCTGAAAAAGAATCAAAATTTAAAGAATCATACTGATAACGTAGAGTCCACGGCGCTGCGTATGTATTTTCATCTATTTTTACAAGATCTTCTATTTTCTTTTCTAAATCTTTAATATGATTTTGAAACCACACTGAATCTTGTCGCAATTGAATAATAGCATCAGTTAGAGAAATAACATCCCCTTCTTGAGCTTCAACTAAATCATAAAGTTCTTTGTTAAGTTCTTCCAATTCCTTTTTAGAGGCAATATAACTTGCAATTGAAGCCTGAAGAGATCCATTTTTTTGTTTTTCATATTTAATAGAATCATTAAGAGCAATTATATTTTGATCACTAATCGCGTCTTGTCTTTGAAGTTCTTTTATTCGTGAACATTGTATAGCACTAAGTATAATAAATCCAATTATTATAAGTGCTATGAATAATTTGCTTTTAACAAATTTCCATACTTTTGTCCAATCTATTTTTTTAGTTTCTTCTGTCATTTTTAATTTTTAATTAATCTACACGTGATATACATAAAAAATTTCTCCACATCCCTCGGCATTTTCGTGATCATAACTAAATGCATTCATTGTTCCTACAACTCCGTTTCCGGTCCCAGACGTAATCGTTATATTACGTATTATTGCGAAACCAGAAGACCAGATATCAACATCATAATCCACTTGATAAGCATAATCACAATCTCCCCAGAACCCTATATATACTGAATTATCTTTTGTAATTCCGGTAACTGAAATATTTGCCCATTCAGAACCGCCATCATTGTACGGACCCGGCTGACCCGGTAACATAATATCTGCACATCCTATTTGAGAAGAATCTTTTACTGCGCAACCCCATACCTCTACTTGTCCTTGCGTTACTTCTGTTGGAACACTAATTCCAATATTAACATATATGCTAATGTCAACTGTAACTGTTTGTGTGGTTAATCCACTAAATCGTAAATATCCTGAAGAATCAAACTGTACATAAATATCTGAACTACCGGGTCCGTAGTATCCTCTTTGCCAAATAGTTACACTAGTTTGTGGTGCTTCAGAATTTATATATAACGTGCCCGATCTAGTAGTATTTAACGAATTTATATCTAATCTTACATCAAAAGACTGAATAGCTGCAGTAGACGATTCTTCTGGACTACAATGAATCCAATCTATATCTCCAGGGAGAGGTGGACATGGATTTAAATCTGGATCATATATGCCAGTTATATACCACCCAGTAATAGAGTTAGTCGATAAATCTACAGTGTATACAGATGAATCTACTTCATCAAATATTCCAGAAGCATCTGCCCATAATACATGCATTATTGGATCTGTAACCCATAAATATGGAGCTTCAGTCGTTGTAAAAGATCTACAAATAGAATTTCGTATCCACCCATTTTTATTAAATGACATGTAGTATTTGTATGGAGTAAGCTGTTCTAATCCATTTACAGTTAGTTCAGCATATTCTGCACAATTATGATACACAAAAGGTCTAAATGTAGATGAATTAACTGTGACATTTATACTAGATAAATTTGAAACATCTTTGTACAAATATAAATCTGCAATAACATCTGCGTCAGGAGTAAATTCTAATTTATCCCAAGTTATTGACGCAGAAGTATGTCCTGCAATAGAAGTAAACGATGATGGGTTTCTTTCAAAAACTCCATTAAATAATGAATTAGCATTTATTTCATAATTAGTTAATATTGTTCCATCTGCTGTGTTTGTAGTAAATCTTCCGCCAGGATCATCTCTATTAACTTTTAACGAAGAAACATCAAATATTAAGTGTGTATCTCTTAAGTTTCCATTATCATCTAAATTACCTATTCTAAATATATTTGCTGAAGCTTCTCTAACAATTGCGATTGATTGTTTGTCATCTTCGCCAGAAGAATATACTGTAAAAGGATTATAAACGCCAATTAACACATTTGAAAATTCTATTCTAGCATAGTTTTTAGGTTCAGTACCATATATTTTAGATGGTGTACTATAATAATTTATTTCTCCTGTTGAATATACATTATCTATAAGATATTTAGCAACATCATTGTTATTAAAATATCGATTATATTTAAAAGTGTCTGACATAACTTCAGCAGAAGTAAAATAGCCTGCTGTACTTAGACTTGCGTATTTGTATACAAATTCTCCTGTGCATGGATCTAATATTTCATATACACCTCCATTAAGATCAATGAATAAATCTCCTGTGTTATATGATCTACCCTCTGGCAATACTTCTGATGAACCAACAGTAGAAGCACATAATATTATATTACCCATAATGGCTGTATTTATTGTAGCTGTTTGAGTTCTTGCATCAAAATCTGTAAAATATATGCCTAAACCTGCTAATCCAGCAGACCCATCGTCTCCTCGTGTTCCGAATCCTGGTCTTCCTGGTGCATATTGAAATTTATCCATGTTAATATCTTTTATTTATATATTTTAATCATTATATTATTCTGCTAAATAAAAACAATCGTCACAATCATTTACTTGATTAACCCCTACGAGTTTAGATCTTGCTCCGTCTAAAGATTTAACTTCGCATGATCCTAATCTATCAGATGTCCATGTTCTTTTATCGCAATTAACTGTAAAGCTTCCAGTACCTGTTCTTGGACTCGAAATAGATCCACCATTAGAAATTAAAACCCATGAATCTGAAGGTATTACATACCATCTGTGTCCGGTTGGAGCAGTTACAGTAATTGTTCGGTATGGATATGCAGGCGAACAAAGTGTATTTAACGGATTTGTGCATACTTGTGTATGATCAATAGTTATAGTTGGTGCTACATATGCTTGCTGATTAACTGTGACAGTTACTGGCTGAGCTTGTGAAGTTATAGTAATGGTTCCTGATCGTGCGCCACCTGTATTTGCAGCAACACCTACACTAAATTGTGTAGCAGATATTACAGTAACAGGCGTAATCCATCCGCTATTTACAGTAAGATTCCATCCAGTGGCAGAGTCAGTCGTTACAGTTACTAAATTAGAACCGTAAATCGTTCCATCCGCTGAAGCGTCCAATGTTAAAGGACTGGCAGATGTTGTAGGCAATGATCCAACAGTAGTCGAATTTATTGCAGAAGTTCTCTGCCAGCCATCGGCTACTATATTCATATGATAATAATAAATATCATTTTCTAATAAACCCCTAATTGTAGCAGTGCCAGTTGTACTAACATCATAAAATATTAATGGATCAAAAGATTCTAGAGTGTCTTTGTAAACATACAAATTTCCTACTGCGGCCGTTGATGCAGGCGTAAAATCATTTAAATTCCATGAAATTTCAAATGAAGATACATCACCATCAGATACATAAAATGATATGGGGGTTTGCGTAAATATTTCGAAGCCGTTATATAAAGAATTATTTCCAATTTCTGTATTAGTAAGTATTTCTCCTTCTGTAGTATCTATGCGTATTGGTGTAGAATTCTTTTTTAAAGTTGAAATATCAAATGTTAATGATGTATTTCGTATTGAAGTATCATTTCCAATTCTAAAAGTATTGCTATTTATATTTCTAACTATTGAAAACGCTTTATGATCATCAATATATCTATATTGTCCCGAAGAATAAACAGTAAATGGATTATAGATCGTATTCATCGGTATATTAGAATATTCTACTCTTGCAAAATTTTTGGGTTTAATTCCATAAATTTTTGAGGGATAATCTAAATGTCCAGATCTTTGTAAATTATATACATTATCAATAATGTAGTTAGTTGCGCTTGGATCAGATATATCAAAAATATTACGATATCTATCAAATACGCCATCGCCTGCATCAGCAGATGTATCTTGAAAATATGTTACAGTAGTAAATCTTGGAAATGGAGGATCAGTATACGATCCTTCTGATGCATCAGTAATTATAGTTATATGTCCTTCATTATCAACAATACTTTCATAATTAATATATCTTCTTCTACCCGGAAGAGGAGTTCCAATTAGATCAGTAGAAAATAAAGATTCGTTAGATTGAATTTTATTTGTGATAATAGCTATATCTGCTTCTAAATCATAATCAGTATAGTGCAATCCCATTGCGTGTATGCCAATAGATCCATCTGCTCCTTTTGCGCCATATCCAATTAAACCCGGAAAATATTGAAAATTCATGTAACTACTTTATTTATATATTTTTATTTTTCATATAGAGTAATTTTTATAAAATATGAATAATTTCCTGTTTTAGGAATTATTATTTTATAATAATATTCTCCGTTTATTTGTACAGGTTGTCCATTAAAATTCTGTTTTTCATCAAGTATAAAATCAGAATTATGTGTATAAGCTATCTTGTTCAATGGCACTGATCTTCTTCCTGAAGATGATGTCGTATAGTAAAAATCTAATTTTATTTTAGGCGCATTAATACCATAATAAGGCAAGACCGTATTTTTAATGTAGTCATTAATTATATTGTCAGCACTAGTTAATCCTGACCAGTTGCTTAAAAAAGTTAAACTAGAAGTAAATGTGTTTAAAATAGCTTTAGTTAAATTATAATATGCAGTTATTTCTGATGTAGTTTCACTATATCTCAATGTAGTTGTATCCCATTTATCAAATACTAGAAAATCAGGAAATTTAGGTAATTTTGATCCAAAAAAAGAAGGTAATTCTACCGGACATTCATATCCATCTGTTGGCACACCATCTTTAATATAATAATCCCCATCCCATTGTGATTTAAATACGTTAAAATCTTTAATATAAGAAATCGCATTATCTGCGTCAAGATCTGCTTGAGAAATGTTTGACACTAATTTATTATACCATAATTGACTAATACTGTTATAATTTATTAAATTTGTATTACTCAAGATAAAATCTTGATCAACTATGTCTATGAATTCTTTTTCTTCATCCGCTTTAAATTCAAATATATTATTAAACTTAGGTTGATACCAACCATTATATGTAGATATATTATTGAACGATTTTGGAGAATTAACTGTGATAGTCATTAAATTTGCACTTCCAAAATCATAACTAGAATAAATATCATCGTCACGTATAATATAAAACATTACGTTATTATACATAACATTATCATAATTGGGAGTTAATAAGTATTTTAAAGTTTCTATGTTGGTTGTGTTACTTATATATAAATTTTCATTAGAATTGTATTTATATCCATAATTTATTGAATATTTACTAAATGTATTGCTATTAGGAAAATAACTATATAATGGAGCTTGTGTAAACGTATTATATGTTAACGGCGAATAGAAAAAGTTATCAACAATTATATTTGCTCCAAATGCATTATAAATAGAACTAATTCCATTTATGTTTTTATTATATTGCGCGTAAGGTCGTGCAACACTTGAATCGTAGCCATAATCTTTTCCGTATATATTTATTAAAAGTTTTGCAAGAGTAGAATTATTAACTATAAATGGTGTTTTTACAAATGAATAATAAGATTGTGAAGGATCTGCAGATGTTACAAATGCAGAATTTGTAGAATCTAATAAAGATTTGCCAGGTAGATATGAAGAATATCTTGCAGTGTAATTTAATTCATCGTTTCCTTGGTACCAAATCATCAAGATTGTTCTTGTATTTTCATTTATAATTACTTCAATTGGATGTTTAGATGTTTTGTTTTTAGAAGGAGTAGAAATAAATGAAAATCTAAATCGATTATAGTTTTTTAGGTCTATTAGTTGTTTCGCTATGTACTCAAGAGATAATGATAATTTTAATCCCGTAATAGTAACATCTAGAGAATCTTTATAATTATTGTAATAAGATATTGAAGAACGCGTTATTGCAGCATCAACATTATAATTTGAATAAATTAATTTTGAAAAATAATCAACATAAGGATACGCAAACATAGCATCTTTAAATGATAAATTATTAGATGAATCTACTATATCGTTTATATCATAAAAAATATAATTTTCCCATGCTCTTGTTCCAGGAGTTAAATATTTAAATACTGGATAACTAATTTCTTGAGAAAATTGTGATGCGTCAGGTATAAAATTCGATGTCATTCCCGTCTGAAATGATGATCCATTTAATTTAAGCAATAATGGATTATTTCTACAATCTGTACCTAATCCAACCCACTTTGAAACAGTTGGAACTGTTAATCCATATTTTAATAAGGCGCTTGAATCATAATACGAACCAATATTTTCTACGTTTGCGTCTGAATATCCAGTGTATGCAAATGATGTGTCTAATACTGCATAAGTTATTATAGTATCTGTGTTAGTCTCAAAATCTATACTTGAATCAAATGTATTAAAAAGTGTAGAAACATCGTATGTATTAGGAGTTCCATCTTTAGTAAAAATTCCTGTCCCTGATTTAATAATATAAGAACCTTGAATATCTAATGTATAATTTGAACATGCATCTAGTGAAATTTGATATGTATCAACATCATCTTCTCTATTATATGAATATTCGCTTTGATAATTTAAATGTGTTGAATCATAAACTGCATTATCTATATCTTTTACGGGATTTATTCCTAATAATGAAATATTAAGAGGAGATATGCTATAAGCGTTAAATTTATTTACTACAGTGTTAATATCTTCTGCAGTCATTATTAACATTTTATCACCATTTTGAATAGGTTCTTTAACATATAAATAACTATTATTAGACACATCTAAATATAATATTTTTTTGTACCAAAGATCTTTTCCTTGATATAGAGTTGGTGTTTCAAATTTATCAAGTATATTTTGCAATGAATCAAAATAATAAAAATTATTATTTCCTCGATTGATAAAATTTAACATTATACTTTGACGATTTCCAAAAAATTCAAAATCTATTGGTCCAAATGATGCATCATAAGCAATAGTTTCAAAATCAGTTAAAGACGGAGTAAATCTTCCAAAAAAGGCTATATCTGACGCTCTTGCACTATTATTAAAATTAGAAGATGAATCGTTAATATTATTTAATGTAGTAGCCATTATTCTTTGAAACATCCATTCTTCTGTTGGATCAGCATCGTCAGTAAGAATAATAGATGCCCAATTGCTTCCGCTATTTCCTGATTTAAAACATGTTCCATCATATTCTAAAAATCTATTAAACGCCTTTTCTATTTCTTGAACTTGATATGTTATATCGCCGTTTATATCAAAATATGTATGGTATATTGTAGGATAAATTCCGCTAGCATCTTCAGAAATTGAACAATAAACATTGCAATCATAGTCAGACGCATTTGTGGAATATGCTTCCCAAATTTTATTTTGAGTTTTGTTTACAACTCTTAAATGTTCTCCTTGTTCAAGTACATTGTTAAGAGTCAATGTAATAAATGAATTTATGCTATTATCTTTTACAACATCTACACTAAAAATATTTTTGTATGGTTTACTTACATATGAGTTAAATGTGGCGCCATTAATTTGATTTACGTTAATAATTCTTTGAAGTTGAATTTGGTCATTCAATACAAATATTCTATTTTTATATGAAGACATAATAGTTCCCCAACTTGAGTCAAATACTGAAGAATGCATAAATACACTACTATCTTTTCCATCAAGCGATATAATTTCAATATTTCCGCCCGATGTATCTGAGTAATATGCTATATTGTATAAAATATTTTCAGTTAAATACAAACCAAAATATCTACTCATTGTGTAAAGACTTGCGTCACTATCACTAAATACATATTCTATGTTTATTAAATTGGGACATAATAAATTTTGTCTAGAAAATCCATCTGATATAAACGCGTTTATATCAGTAAAGTTATCTGTTTTTTGATTAAAGAAATATGGATCTTCTGATCTTCCTGTTAAAATTCCTCTATCTACGGCAATACCATACCATGTATTTGGGTCTGTTTCGGATAAATTGATGCTAGGATCAATTGGATTTGTTAAAGATAAAAATACAGGTGCTTGAATTTTAACAACATCTGCTAAATGTGTTGTTAAATATTTTCCAAGATTTGATTCTGGTTTTAAACTCCAACTTTTAATTATATTACTATTTTGTAAATATTGAGATGCTAAAGTATTAAGAGATGGATTGTAAAGATATGTATCTGCATTATATACTCCGTTTAATTTAAATATCGCAAAATAATCAGGTAATTTAGAATTTATCCATAACGGCGCTAATAATCCATTATCTTGATCATATAATTCATCAAATAATATTCTTGCGCCATAATTATATGTGGTAATATACTGATCTTTATAATCTAATTTAGGAAGATCTATTACAAGAGTTTTATCATTATCAATAGAATATAATGCTCCAGTATTTATTAATGTTGAAAAATTATTTCTTATATCGCTAGATAATACGCTATTCGCAGATATTACTTTTTTACGATAAGTTTTATTTGATAAGAGTTCTGATACTTTAAAGGTATCTAAAAATAAATTATTGCTAGTATCTACAACTAATTTAACATTTCCTGTAAATTTGGGATTAGTTCTTAATAACAAATAAGATGCTTCGCCATCAACCAAAACATTTTCACTATTATATGTACTAACAATTCCTTCTCTGAGTGTATATACTTTATTAAATATTGAAACATCTACTGTATCTGCTACATTGCCAGCAGACACATCATCTTCTGAACTATAAAAATTAAAGGTGAGATTTGTACTAAAATTGTAATTAATATCTGTAAAAATATGAAAAGATGCTATATTATTAGTTGCATCTAAATATATTGCGTAATACGCACTATTTTGTACGTAATTGTTTATGTCTAATCCATTAACATACAATATATTATCTCCTATACTAGCATCAGGTATTACCAGATAATCTGTCGCGTCATAGGTGAAGTTTAAAAATGCTTCAGGATTTTTTGTAGTTAATATAGCTGTATCGTTGAATTGTTTCATATTTTATTTTTAATATGGAAGTAAATTTTCTAAATTAGTATAAATTGATGGCTCACGATTAACAATTGCCTGAAAAAATTGTTGCATAGAGCAAGTTAAATTTTCAAGTTCTGCATTTGATCCACCGGGTCTCGATAATGTAACATAAACTTTATTCGGGATATCTACTATTGTACTTTGTAAATCGGCGGTACTTTCTGAAATAGTTAATCCTCTTGGTGATCTAATTGGCAAATCAACAGCCAAATATCCTGCTTGATGTTTGTAATATGTTCCAGTTCCAGAAGTTGGATTAGGAACACTATCATCCACATGTACATTTACTCCTGCAGCATCTAAGGTTTCATTTAATTTAACGCTCTGTTCTTCAATTTGAGCATCTTCTAAGATATTTACAATTTGATTAGTATTTTCAAGATTGGCTGGAAAATCAATAATAACGGGTTGAGACCAATCTGATTTCAACGGATTGGTTGGCCAACCAGCTTCTGATATAGATCGTACTTTAAGTTGAACTTTTTCTCCTTTTTGTATTGGGATGTCAACCTGATTTATATTTACAACTTCACCATCTGCTATATTTTCTATAGCCCATGTATAATTACCCGTTGTTTCATTAAATATCTTTTGTTTTACTGCTGAAGCAACTATTATCCAATCAGTAAAAACTCCTTTTGTAGTTTGTCCTGTACTAGGATCTATAAATTCAAATGTATTTAATGCGTTTCCAGTATTATCTAATTTTAAATAACGATAAGCTTGTTCAAACTGAATAATTTCTTGAGGCGGATTTCCTTTAAGATTAGGAATTGGAAAAAACCCTCTTGCGCGATATTTGGGATCAGTAGTAACAGCTGAATTTTCGTATGCAATTGTAGTAAGATTTTTAACTAAAGTCTGATATTGACTTGTTTTAATTCTAAGACTTATTGTATCTGTTTTTATTTTGCTAGATAAATATGATCTATCAGCCGGATCAGTTAATTCTACTAATTCAGCCTTTCTTTGTGCAATTGTATTATTTAAACTATCAATTTCAGATTTAAGTTTTTCAATTTCTATTCTTTGATTTTTAATAGCATCTGTGTCTAGTGTAGCATTTAATTGAGTATTTATCTGTACAACATTAAAATTTGCACTTGATAAAGTTGGCGCGTTTGGAACTAATCCATAATACGCTGGAATAAATTTTTCTCTTACTTGTCCTTCTAATTGTTTTCCAAAATCAGATACATACGCGTTATAGTAGTCAGTTAAAGTTTGCGAGCCTCCATCTAATATTAAATTATTAGTATAAAATGTAATTCCATAACTCCAATCATCTGCGATAATATTAAAATCATCGTTTACTCCCTTTAAGAAAATAATATTGCATTCGTCATTCCCTATAGGAATATTTAATATTTTTGTTGAAAATGGTTCAGAATATATTTCAAATCTATTGTTAATTGTGGGTGATTCCATCCCCACATAAGGAATTAATTGTACTCTATTTTCTGTTATGTGTATATCATTTATTTTCCATATAGAATTACCATAACGTAATAAATCTCCAATTGATAATTGATGATTTTTAACAACAGGTTCATCTGAAGTAACGCCATAATTAATAGTATCTAATAAAAACCATTTTTTTCCAGAAACATTTTGTATATCTTGTATAACAAAGTAACCCGTGTATGGTTCTGCTGAAAGAGGAAGATTTACAGTTTCTTCATCTTCCCAATAATTTTTTTCTTGTTCAGAAAGATATGTTATAGTTTCATAATAGGTCCTTTCAGTTCCAACGATATTGGTTAAAAACCATTGAGTTTCAGTATCTGATTCATTGTCAAAGATAATTCTTTTAACTACAGCTCTATCTGATCTATCATCAATTTTGTTTTTAAGTTCAAATGATACTATAAGTTGAGGAAACATCATTGATTCAAAAAACCAGTTACTTCTAGTTTTAAATTTAGATGGCGCTGGTACATTCATTATTTTATCAGGCGAAATGGGAACAGGTATTGTACTCACTTTTCTATATGTTCCATCTTTTAATAATACAACGCCGTCTCCATTTACAAAGGCATCCATTGTTTGTGTCAACCTATCGACTTTATTTATTACATAATTATATGATGGAATCGAATATGTTACAGTTGAAGCGTCACCTGTGATAAGATTAGTTTCTTCAACTGAAAAGCTAACAGTATCTTGTTGCGTAGTTACACTTTCATTAAGTTTAACCATTGCGTCTGTTGCAATGTTAACTTGATTTACAAGTAAATTTACTGTTTCTGTGAATGAATTTATGTTTGCCATTATATTATTATTTTTTTATATTATAGTATACTTCCATTGGATGTAAAAGTGAACATTACGCTAGTATCATATAATAATCTTAACATTGTTCCACTTGTATCAAATGTCCAATTTCCTAATTTTAATTTAGGCGCATTGTAACTTAAAATTATATTATTGCTAGTATCTACTATTGAATTTTCAAGTATAAGATCTTTAACTTTTACGCTGACATCCATTTGAACAAGATACGTGGGTCTGCTATTAAAGAAACCTATTTTTCCGTTATACATATAAATAGATGAATCTACGATAGGATCTGCGCCATCTGCAAACATAGGAATTGCATTTTCTGTACCAGTAATATCTCGAGTTATGTCATTTATTTGATATTGAAGTTCATCAACATGATTTAACATGTCAGTATAATTTGATGTTAAATCTAAATATTGCTGCGTAATATAATTAATTGTTCCTGTATGTCTATTTAAAATAGCAAGGTTTTTAGATAATCCATCAAATACTTCTGTAAAATCTCCAAGTTGTTCTTGCACTGATGTTGATTCGTCCATTATTGTAGCTTCTGTATCATCTAACATATAATCAGACTTAATATTCAGCCTAAATGAATATGATGTGCCAAATCCGTCAGTAGTACTTTGTAATTTACTAATTGATGGTATTATAATTTGATTAAGAGGAAAATCTTGAGTATTTCCTGCTGCATAATCTAAGAATAATATACCTAATAAATTAGTTGCTAAAATTTCGTCTAATGCTTTATTATAAACTGAATAATAAAGAAGTATTGCATTAAAATCATAATTATCATTTAATACATATTTTGGCTCAACTGCTAAACTATCAAATGTTAATGCAGCGTCTCCTAAAATAGTTTTTAAATTGTCAAGATCAAATTCAATAGACATACAGTCTACTCTTGAACGTCTAAGAGGATATGTAATAGATATATCTTCATAATAGGGACCAGATGGAATATATGCAGAATCATCTGTAATATAGTAATTTGGAGAAACATAATCATAAAAGGCTCTAATATCTAAACCATCTGGATGAGCCTGTGTATAGCTTTCTCTTCCTAAAATATTTGTATTTCCATTCATAAGAAGAGGAATTGCCATTAAATGATGATAATTATCATCTTCTACTTGTTTAAAATAAACTGGAGTTTGTCCAAAGGATGTAGGAACTAATACATATGTTTCATTATATGTTCCAAATGTATCTGTACGTACAGAACCTGCGCTAATTTGTCCAATGCCTTTAACAACTGAACTATATCCTACTGAATTATCCAGAAGATGCTCTTCTCTCCAGTATCCTCCTGCAGAAATATCGGGCGCCCAACGAATAGCTCCAGTTTCTTTTAACCATTTCCAAAATACTCTTTCAGAAACAGTAGTATTTAAAGCAGGATTATAACTATCTAAAGCCAATAAATTAGTTTCAAGGTTAAGTGCATAATTTTGAAAACTTTCTGCAACAACACGTCTTCCATCTATAATATTAGCGCCTAAATATTGATATGCACCAGGAATTGCATAAACGTTAAATTTATTTATTTCTGCTGCAGAGGGTACGTCTATGGCTGGAATATTTAACAATGCGTAATGAGACATTTTAACAATATTGTTTCTCTCGTTTATGTTTAGCCCAATATCTTCTAGCGCAGAAGTAAACGTATATATCGTCCCACCTTGGGCTCGCATTCTTTTTACAAATGGTGTTATAGTTGCCATATTATATTATTTTTATTTTATATATTTAAATTAATTATTAAAGCTTACTGACTCACATAAATTATATATTTTCCTAGCCAGATAGCGTATTTTCCTAAAGAACTTACAGCATAAAGTCCGCCTGGATTCCATACGCCACCGCCAAAGGGGTACGCTAATCCATTGCCATTATTATATAATTCTGCTACTTCAGCAGTTGTTAATGCTTTATTCCATACTCCTATTTCATCTAACTGACCATTATACATATATTGATTATTTCCATTTTGTCCAAAACTTGTAATACATCCAGAAAAATAAGAAACATCATAAGTAGTACTATAAGAATAATAAGACGTATCTACATATACGCCTATAGTGTTTGCGCTAGAATCTGCAACAGCAACAACATGATGCCAATTATTATCTACAACTGAATGTGCGGTACCTGTTACTTCTGGTATATGACTTGCTCCATCACATGTTATGAAACTAACCATTCCTCCGGATCCTATATAAATTCGATAGCCATACCAATTGCTGCTATAATCGGTATTGTCTATTAAAAACATATCATTTGTAGATGCACTTGCAGTTTTTAGCCAAAAAGAATAAGAAAAGGTTGTTGGTTGAATATTTCCAACAGTTACTCTACTAGTACTTCCACCATTTTTAAATTTATAGCATCCTGCTAATTTTCCTGAAGTTGAATTGTATGATATATCTACACAGGATCCTGTGTGAATTGAAAGAGAATCTGCCGCGCTTCCATCAGTTTCATTTAAAGGCCAGTATGATATTATATTTTGTAATAATGTAGATGTGCCTCCGCCGCTGAATGGATAGGCTAATCCATTGCCATTATTATATAACGATGCTACTTCACCATTAGTTAATGCTCTACTCCACCATCCAACTTCATCCATTATTCCTCTACAAGCTTCATTGGCTCCATCATAAGAACTGCCTACGCCAAAAAAACTATTGGCAGTTAGTAATCTTTGATATTGAAGCGTCGATCCCGCTGTAGATACATTATTTACATATATTACTGGATATGTTCCTACTCCTCCTGCTATAGCAACTATGTGGTACCACGTTTCAGTAGAAAGTGCTGATGAATGTGCAACGCTAAACGAAGATGTATCTTTATCACGAAATGCAGCAACTATGCCATCAGTATAGCTTCGTGCAAAAACTTCGCAATTATACCACGGCGTAGTACTATATCCACATCTAAACATATATTGATCTCCTGTTGGCGCAACGTTAGCTATTTTATGTTCTTTTATCCAAAAGGAAACCGACATTTTATCGCTTACATCTGCATATAAAGTAGCAAAATCACCGCTCATTATTCCTGAGCCAGACGAGGATGGATCAAAATCTACTGCTTGCAAAATTTTTCCTGTTGTATTTAGAGAAGGGTTATGCCAAGTAGTTATATCATTATTGCCGTGGGAATCGTATAATGTAGTTCCTGTGGTTTCTTCCATTTTCCAATAAGATATTAAATCACTTAATAGAGCGCTAGGAGTGTCTCCACCACCAGTAAAAGGAAATGATAGTCCTGACCCTGAATTATACAATTGTGATATTTCAGATGTTGCTAATTCTCTATCCCATATTCCTACTTCATCTATATAACCATTGAATCTATAAGAATCCCCCCTTCCTATATAAAATTGGCCACCTGCCACATATAAAATGCTTGTATCCCATGTAGCAGACGAAGCTTCTGCACCATTTATATATAGTCTTTGATTTGGTTGTTTAAATGAAAATGCCAAATGAGTCCAAGTAGATAATCCTATACTTGCATTTGCTGTAAGCGTACTATCTCCTCCAGCGTATCCAGTATGCCCAAGATATATGGTGGGTTTTCCTGTAGTTTCTGCTATATAAAACCACCATCCATCATTATCAGTTCCTGACCAATCTGCTGCTATACTAAGTCTTGCGCTGCCGCCTACGCTTGCTGATTTTACCCAGCAAGAAAATGTTACTTCAGGATATGCAAAATATGCTGTTGATGGTTTAGATAAACCAGTGTTTCCTGCTGTAAATGCATAACTATTTACTATTTTTCCGGATTGATTTTGAGTTATTCCAGTTCCTTTAATTAAATCATAAGTATTAAGAGAATCGTGTGCTGAAACATCAGAAGTTTCGTCTAATTTCCAATATGCTTTTAAATTAGTAGATAAATCTGTAGATGCTTCTGCTGTAACAAACGGAAACGCAAATCCTGCGCCGTTATTATATAACGTAGCTACTTCAGTAGGTGTAAGTAATCTAGACCAATATCCTACTTCATCTATTCTTCCGTCAATTGCTCTAGTTGCTCCTCCGTAACTATTGCCTATGCATATATAATAGTTTGGTCTATCCGCAGGATAAAAAGAAATTTTATTATTTGATGTTTGTTTAGCGTCGGCAGCGTTTACATATAATGCTCTTAAAGATACATCATAAGAATACATATACACTATATGATACCACTGCGCTGTAGCAAAAGTTATTTTGGAGGTACCCGAATAAATTTCATAATAACTTCCATCTGTAGTATAAGTATTTGTTTGTATAGCGTTATATCCCCCTGCATCAACCATAGAAATAACTCCTGTAGGTGAATTACTTCCAGGCCCATCAGTGCTTTGAAAACGTGCAAGAATCATAGGATGGCCTGCAGCAACTGCTAACGTATCAAATTTTGCCCAAAAAGATATAGAAAACTGACTATTGCTTGTGTCTAGTCCAGAAAGAGTAAGGTCTTGTAAATAATCTGTACTTGTGTCAAAATCTATTGATTTTATAGATATGGCGTCGGTTGATCCTACTACAGCTCCCGAAAGTGTAAGATGATTAACTCCTACTGCATCATATATTGTGGTGCCAGTGTCTTCATCTAACTTCCAGTACGACTGTAAGCCTGTAGATAAATCTTCAAGAGTAAATGGATATGATAATGCATATCTACCATTATATATAGTAGATACATCATCTGCTGTTAATGCTCTATTCCATGCTCCTACTTCATCTATATAACCATCAAAGAAATAACCTCCGAGTTCAGTTCCAATATTTCCAATGTTTAATCTATTAGTAGCGCTATACATTGAATACCCTGAAGATGCGTTAATGTTTTTCCAGCTGGTTTGGCGAACGTTGTTAACGTACATATACATCGAAGTATCGCGATCAGCAATAAAAACTAAATGATTCCATCTATTAGGCAGTATATTTGCATCACCGTATATTTCGGTATAAGATGTTTCAGTCCACCCTAATTTAAAATAAGGCTTATCGGTGCCATCATGTCCTAAATCTGTATAAACATAAGGTTCTGTACCCCAGTTACCCATTATACCTCTAGACGATGTAGATGCATTATCAATATAAACCCACGCTGAAAAAGTAAAATCATTTGTACTTAAATCTGTATTAAACGCGGTATTAGTAGCGCTAGATAATCGAGCGTATTGACTTGATGCTTTGTTGAATTTCATGGATTGACGCTTAATGCCGTTAGTAGCAAAAGTGCCATTATATTCAGTAAAACTATGATTTCCTGTAGCGTCTCCTATCGAATTATCTAATTTCCAATATGCTATTAAATTTGTTGATACTGCCATGATTTATTATCTTTTAAACAGGGGTTCCATATAATATAACTGTAAGCTCGTCTGATGCAATTGCGTTTCTACCTAAATTAGCGTCTGTAATTACATAATTAGTTGCATCTGCATCTTGTGCATGTAATTCTAATAGAGTTTCAGATATTAAAACAATACTACTGGCATCAATAATTATAAAATTACACGCATTTCCAGATCCATATAATGTATTCCAGCCATCAAAATCAGTTACAGAAAATGAAATATATGGGCTGTTAACATATGCATGTATACTATTTGTAGTGCATGTAAATCCTGAAGAATCAATAGTAGCTGACACTGGTTGTGGTGCCGGGCCCTGCCAAACTGTTATAGTTTTGCTAGATAATCCACTTCCACTACTTATATCAAATGTAGTTGTTCTTGCTGTATAACCTGCATTGGTTGAAGGATTTGCTCTAAGTATAAATCCACTTTGATAATTATCAGAAGCTTCAAGAGAAGCGCCATCATAAACTCCCCATGTTAACCAATCAGGTAAACTTTCAGCGTTTGTTATAATCCAATGCGGTGTTGTAGAACTATAACTTGTAGTAACTGTAGAATATTGTTCTTCTACTGTGTTATAATACCATAAGAACGTATATGCCTGCATTTCAACAAATTCAGTAAAGCTTAGATATTCTTGATCAACATTTAGTATTGCAGTAGATGCTTCTGAATAACCACCCACAGTTGTATCTCTGTATGCTGCGCCGGCTGTTGGTTGCGGGTCAGCCCATAAAGTAAGATTTCCACTTCCAGTTCCTGAAGGAGATCCAGCAAAACTTAGCCAAGTAGCTGCAGTTGAAGCTTCCCACGGATTTAATACATTAGTAACAACTGAAACATCATGCTGTCCACCTGCATCTCCGAATGTGTATGTAGAAGGAACAAAAGTTAAATATACGCTAGGATCTTGAGAAATAGTTACAGTTCTTGTAGGCACTAATGAATTAATATAAACTGTTGCGTTTCTTCTTAATCCACCATCTGGCTGTTGTTCAGCTGTAATTATGAATTGGCCGTCACCTGAACTTGATTCATTCGTAAGAGATAACCAGTCATACGACTCTGACGCATTCCACGTATTAATTATATCTGTTGTAACATTGATTGAAACATCACCACCACTTTTTAAGAAATTTTTAGATGTAGGTGTACGGTATAAAGTTATTCTAGGATCGGTTAATAAGTAAACAACGAATTCTTCATTATTATGAGCGCTATCACTAAATGTAAGACCACCACTAAAACTAACATCATTGTGCTCAAAGTTAAATGATCCAACTCCATAATCTGCTGTAGAAGGCACAGTTCTTTCTCCTCTCCAGCTAACATCTAAATCTCCTGCGTTCCATCCCGGAACAGTTATATATAATCCTTGAACGATGGCAACTGCCATTCCTGCTTCTAAAGTAGCAGAATCATAAGTTGATATGTCCATTCCGCTTTCATCGCTAGGATCTATTGCCAATGTTACTATAGGAGGCACGGGTTCTTTATATTGTAGTAGATAATAAGTAACACTACCTCCAAAGTCATTAGTTATATAAAGACTTCCGTCTCTATCATATCCTGTATTGTTTTCTGTAATAGGATGAATTTTAATTACACGTCCAGGAGTATCAGAAACATGGTCTCCTACACTAAGATCTTGCTCTATAAGTGTATCGTATGCGCAAATCCAATTAGGTATTTCTGATACAACTGTAAAATGTCCACCCGGATTTGTAGTTATAATTCCGATACTTATATCATATGCACAAGGATTTCCAAATATAGGACAATATTCATCGAAGGCCCATGTACCATCTACACTATATCCTGCTCCAGTTTCTTTTTCTATAGTAACAGTAGAAGGCTCAGGAGTAGGTGGAGTATAACCTGTAGGAGCAACTTTTAAGAAAAATCCACCATAAGATATTAACGTATTTTGAAATAATATAAAAGATGTATTGGCGCCTGCTGAAGGCTCACTTGGAGTAGAAGAACCAAGTGTATTGAATTCGACGTTACTTCCATAAGATAATCCTACAGTATTATATGCAAAAGCTCTAACATAATAGTGTGTAGATGCATTTAATTCTGTTAAATAACTAACATAACTTCCTTCGCCGGTTGTTCCAGCTAATGTCGATGGATTGGCGATAGTTGGACTTGTAGCTGTATTCCAACATATACCCCTATACGTTAATGCTATGCTTCCATCATGAGTTACATTGCCACCACCTGTTGCAGTATATGTAGAAATATCTGTTATAGACGTTGTAGATACAAACGGGAGTCCTGTCGAAGGTTCTTCACCGTATTCATAAGCGCCTAATGATGGTGGGCTATTCCATAATTTTCCTTCAGCATCGTATATTAAACCGCTTACATCTACTCCGCCATAAATTAAGTCAGAATATGCCGCTAAATGTAAAAAAGTTATGGTAGGTAAACTCCCATCTTCATTTCTTGATGCATCTAAACCAGTTAATGATAAATTTGTAAAATCTCCATCAGAAACACTATATACAGGATTATTTGTATTATTATATAAAAATGTATTATGATTTAATGAAGAATTTACGCTAAAGGTTCCAGATCCTAATGAATTATCGTATGCAATGCAATTTTGTATATTATTTGAACAATTACCGTAATCCATCATTTGAAAACCATACGTATTATTGTTGTATGAAGTAACATTATTAATGTGCATTATACATAAAGCTGCATTTTGAGTAAGTCCTGCAGTTCTATTGTTAAACGCTAAACAATTTTCTATTGTTCTAAGATGTTCTGTTTCATGACCAGTATAAGGATTAGGTACTAAAGGACCTAATTTATATCCATTACCATCTCCGCCTTCTGTTACACCATCTTCTCTATATCCATTATTCCATGACCAGCAATTTTCAATAATAACCATTTTTTGTGAGTACCATAAATCTATTCCGTCATCGGAGTTATTCCAAAATCTACAACCACGAACAGTATTAACAGTTCCAACACCATCATCTTGAACGCCTAATCCGTCTGCATCGCCATACGCGTCATTTAAAGGATCTGGTAATGGATGTGCGGTATCATAAGGATCATAATTATGGTGAAAATCGCTATTTAATACTAAACAATCTCCAGAAGAAAGTAATTGTCCTCCCCCGCCGCAATGGTGAATATTAAGTAACTCAAATGTGGAATTTAAACATTGATATGCAGTAAAACCACCAAGATTATCTGAAGGTGTTTGATAGCAATATGCTATTTCAAGCCCTTTAAGATAAATATAATTGCCAGAAATTCTAACTAAAGTTTGCGGCCAATCAGGAAAAGTAAATGTTGAAGCTTCGATAAAAACCGGAGTCTCACCAGGATATGCCCATATATTAATAGACGCATCGGCCGTTCCATTTTTTCCAGTGAGTATTTGTGAGCTATGATATTCATATGTGCCGCCTCTCATATAAATAATATCTCCTGCAGATACATCTTGCCATGCTCTATTTAAAGTAAACCAGGGACTAGAAATAGTTCCATCTCCAGTTCCATCACTTCCATCAGAAGAAATATAATAAACATTTACGCTGCTGTTTGGCATTAATACGATGCTAGTCCAAGGAGCTAATGTAAGATTTCCAACGGGATATATATTTCCAGATACATCTACCATAGGAATAATTAAAGATGCAACTATTTTATTGGCATTTGTTTCGTTATAATAAAATAATAGTTCGTTAGTGCTTGAAACTATAGTATAAGAATTTTGAGAATTTGCATCTTGGCTTGAATAAGTTTGCCATTCAGCCAATGTTTTATAATCTGTACCTTCTCCTGGTTTATAAGTGCGAATTGTAATATTATCATCTATAGGTCTTGCATAAATATTATAATTAGAAGTACCATAATTTGTAATATTATCAGAAGCAGTAAGTGATACTCCTAACGTATATTGAGTAGCTGATTTTGCAATAAATTGATTATATCTTATTATATTGCCATATAAAGATGCGTAATCCCAGCTTCCAGACGCATATAGTTGTCCTTCTCCGTCATCTCCATTATTATAGCATAAATTATGTTCTACTGTATTATTGTGTGCAGAACCTAACATAATACCAGTGCCTCTATTGTTTGCGCATGTATTATATCTTACGCTTGCATCTGTAGTAAAGCTATCTAAATATATTCCGCGAGCTATATAAGCAGTTGGATTACTTGTTCCGTTTGTATTTCCGTATCCGTTTAAGATGATATTAGATTCTATATCCCAATGGTGTGGACTTGAAATAAGAGTACGATAAATTCCTCCACCGTCATTAACTGTTAAACAGTGATTATTAATAAAATTATATCTTATCGCAGCCCCAGATCCGCTTCCTCCAGATATACCACAATAACCCATATTTTCTATTCTATTGTAATATACTGTAGTATTAGTAGAACCAATTCTTATGCCCGTTGCATATTCTCCGTGATAGCCTTGACCAGCTATTAAACCTATATTAGTAATTTTATTATAGTTTATTGTACAATCAGCGCCAGAAATACGTATTCCCGATTCATTACATCTATCAATGGTATTATTTGTAATATTTGTGTTCGCGCCTGGATCTGATATTCCACTAAGTCCTGCATATTTAATACTACAATCCGTTATTGTAATATTTGAACAATTATATTCTGTAAAGTTGACCGCAGTTGATGTACATCCAATAAACGATAAATTGTTAAGCGTTAAATAATCATAAGTGTTTCCCTGAAACAAATTGCCTTTTGTTGCAACTTTAACTTCTGTTGATCCAGGATCTGAACCAAAATATACATATAGTTTTTGAGAAATTGTGTCATGATACCATTCGCCATAAGTAGGGCTCATATATAAAGTGCTGAGATCATTTTGGAAGAAATATCCCATATTATCATAAATATAATCATATGCGTCAGGTCTTGACCCATCGTTATATACAATAGTACTTCCGTCGTGTTCAATTATCTTATATCTTCCTTGAAGCCAATATGTTTGTCTTATTACAACATCGGCTCCTGTCCAATTAGGTTCATTTGCTAATTGATTATCTGTTATAGATAAAGAACCATCATGAGATTCATATGTTAAATAAGTTGTTCCTTTGGGATATCTTCCCATTCCATATTGAGATCCATCTATAACAACCATATTAGTTTGCTGATCAGCAGATATATCTCTTGAATATACACCGCTTCCTTCATTTGTCCAGCCTGATGTGATAGTAGTAAAACCTGTAATTTTAGGATCTTCGCCTGTACTATAAGCTCCAAATGTAATAGGATTTCCGGCAGTTCCTGATTTAGTAATATTTAATGTTCCATAAAATGTATCGCCTTTTCTAAATAAAATAGTTTCACCTGCCTCGATATTTCCCATCGATGCGTTAACCTTATCAATTGTTTTCCACGCGGTATTTATCGTTTTGCCATCACTTGCATCATTTCCTGAACTACTAACATAATAAGTTGAAGATTCTATAGGAGCGTCTGCTTCATATAACATTGCTCCAACTTGCCATACACCATTTTGAGCTGTTGTTGAAGGATATCCTGTTCCCCATGATGCATTAATAGAAAGACCCGTAGAATAATCACTAGATAATGTAGTACCATAATCGAGTCTTACACGTGGAACAAAAGTGCTTACATCTATAAAACTAGGATCCATTACAACTGAATTTACATCATATCCCAATGCTTGCCAACCTTCGAATGTTAATTCGGAACCTAAATAATTAAATCTTATTGAGCCATCTCCTTCTTTCCAGAAAACGTTGTAGTCAGATTCAAACCCGACTGCGCAAGATGCATCAGCAATATTTATCATATGCTGATCATGCTCAGTATAAAAAATATTATTTTTAATTTTTGTATCAGATGCAGGAGAACCGCCCGTTCCCGACGCGCATGTATCTGTATTAGTATAAATATAAATTAATGGTCTCCAAGTTTCACCACTAGCTACACTTCGATTTCCATATAATGTATTATTATAAACTCGTACTCCGCTTAAGCCTTTTATATTTACTGCAACTCCACCACCATTAACGATATTATAAAAAACTCCTCCTGAAGTATCTGTTATAAGATTACACGATTTACGTATAATAGCCATCGGAACTTGATCCAAATAATTATATTTTATGTAGGCATTTCTTTCATGACCTGTAAACAAACCATGCGTAATACTCCACCAACTATTGCCCGGATCTGGATCATTCCATTTAAACACGTTTCCAGATATAATTTCTCCATCAAGAGTATTGTTGTAACCTGTTGGAGGAAATGGATCAATACCTGCTTGAAGCATATATCCTGCTGTATTATCAGATTCAATTAAATTGTTTCTAAAAATAAATTCAGTTTGCTCAGATTTAGGCGGGCTTACGCCATTCCATACACTATCATCTGGAATTGTCCAGTTGTATGTCCAAGATGATGATTCGTATACGAGTAATGCCATAGTTAGGAGTAGGAAAATTTTTAGGTTAAGTAATAATTTGTGCATTCATATTTTACGTTATATTATATTTATTCGCTAAATAATTATAGATGGCAGTTTCATCTGCGAGAGAATCTGCTTTACCACGAAGTATTAATTCTTTAACGTCTATTTGCGCGCCATATCCGGAATATCCTCCGCCTATGGCGATTTCATTCATAGATACAGAATCTATTGAAACATCTACACTACTGTTAGCATTATACGTATATTTTGAATTAGCGCCATTAAATAAAACTCTATAAATAGCCCACGAATTTTTGCCATTAGCTAATTCTTCAGAAAAAGCAGATCCTCCGCGCATTTTTAAACTATCAGGATTACCTGCTACTTGTAAATATACATTTCCATCAAATTGCGCAGGATATGTGTATTCTACCATCGTAGGCATTTTCATAACCATATAAGCATATATAGTTATTCCAAGTGATATACTTTCGTTAGATAATATATCATTTCCATCAAAAGACAATCCTTCTACAGTATATATAGGTTGATAAGTTTGTGTAGATTCTGTTAAGTGATTGCCAGCGCCAGATAAATCGCTCCACTGCGAAACATAATTACTTGCATCTTTTGTTATTGTACTTAAATTATCTGTTTTATACCAGCCAAAGGTACTACCATCAAATAAAACTGAAGGCGGAGGACTAACAATATTATACTTCGTTGCTAAATAATTATAAATTGCAGTTTCTTGCGCTGGTGTATCTCCTTTACGAAGTATTATTTCTTTATAACTAACATTAGCAGCGACTGTTGCAGATCCAATATAAAAACTATTTAATGATCCGCCAGTAGCATTATTTATAGCAGGATCTCCGTTATTACATATAATTTTACTATTTGCACCATTTAATTGCCATCTTAATATCTTCCATTCACCTAAAGTAAATTCATTATTATTTAATCCCCATACGCCTTGATAAGCCCAAACACTAGGAGTTGGAGTAGTCTGTTTTAATCGTGGTCCAGCTGGCGAATTAAAGATTGTATTGCCATCTGTCCATGAATTTTGACGTATAACAGCATATACAAAACAGGGTGTTGTATAAGAAAACAAATCTTGCAATTCATTGTCTACATCAAGAAAACTAATTCCGCTAGCATCAATTTTTGGCCATGTAGATGCATTAGTCGAAGCTTCAAGATTACGTCCCGAACCAAGAACATCCATCCATTTAGATACTGATGAATCTGTTAAAGTAATTGTAGACGGTTGATCATATAAATACCAACCCATTGTACTACCATCAAGTAAAATTGAAGGCGCAGAAACAGATGTAAATGGATATGTGTTTCCAATTCCATTGTTATATAATCGAGAAATTTCATTAGGTGTTAATGCTTTGTTCCAGATTCCGACTTCATCAATTAACCCATCAAAAGTATATACGCTATCCCATCCGTCATTTCTCGCTCCTATCCATTTAGAAGCCGCTCCGCTATTTACACTAATATCTTTACTTTCAATTTCTGAAGATCCATTAACATAATAAACTATATTATTTATAGATGTATCATGATTGTATGTCGCAACAACATGATACCAAGTTCCGCTGTTTATTGATATATCACAAGTTCCTCCGAATGTTTCGCCTTCTACTCTCAGTTTAAGATAATCTCCCTCATATGATATTACATTCAAATGAGCGCTATAACCATCACCCCCGATAATGCCGTGTATCGATCCGCTTGTAGGTATAACATTTGGATATATCCATGCTGAAAATGAAAAATTCTTATTATAAAATTCAAGATCAGAATCGCTTGTAGCTATAAGATAATCATTATTAGCATGCTCAAATAATCCCGCTTTTCCTATTTTGCCAGTTGAATTAAGAATTACTCCATTATTAGTAACAATATGATGACCTCCTATACTATCTTGAGGTAATCCAGAAGTTTCATCTAATTTCCAATATGAAACTATATTTTTAAGTAATGAATCTGCAATTGCAAATGGATATGCATTTCCATTTCCTCCATTGTATAATTCAGCAACTTCTGTGGATGTTAATGCTCTATTCCAAATTCCGACTTCGTCTATGTAGCCACCAAATTGAATATCATCTGCGCCCGTTCTGTTACCTATAACAAATTGATCTTCGACACAATAAATAATTTTGTGTTTCCACAGATTACTTGTATTATTTAAATTTCCATCTACATATATCTTTGCATAATTGCCATCAAAAGTGCATACGATTAAATGCCAATTATCATCATCCATTTCATTAGTAGTCCAAGTATTGCAAGTACCATCTTCATAATTTCCTTCTCTTACAATCCATACTAATAATCCAGTATCGGTTATACATAAATCGTATCCATATACATTAAGATCTTCTACATGCGTATTAAAATTGGTTACTACTCCTCCGTACGCAGATACATTATTGCATTTTATCCAACAAGATATAGAAATATTTTCGTATTCGTGCATATTTGAGGAATATGCCTTTTGATAATTTGTGTTATTAAATAAATAACTTGTTTCTATTTTTCCAGAATATCCTTGTGATACGTCTAGCACTGCTAACTGATTTGTTCCAAACGAATCTAGCGCAGAAGAATCCTGAACATCATCTAATTTATAATACCCCTTTAAACCATAGAACAAAGTAGATCTTCGGATTGCTATTTTTGATCCTCCTGGCATTGCTATCATTTTGCCATCACTTCTATTTAATACGTAACTCACTTTCTATTTTTATTTTATGTAATAAATGGATATGATAACCCAATTCCATTATTATATAATGTAGATACTTCTGTAGGAGATAAAGCTCTATTCCAAATAGCTGCCTCATCTAAATATCCAGTATAATCGTATCCCGGAGTAGAACTAAAACTTAATTTTATAGCATTCGTGGTTGATAAATTAATACCTGTTGTTACTCCTTGTGGATCATAAGATACATTATCTACATAAAATTTTGCCGAAGAATCCCTATCAACAACAGCAATCGCTAAATGCCAATTACCATCTTGCCATCCAGTTCCTGAATGTAAAAATAATGTGTCACTTGAATCAGCATCATTTAGATAAAGTGCCAGATTTTTAGTTTCATCAAACCAAATACCCCACCCTTTCCAAGTTCCCTCATATTTTGAGAACAAATTTTGATTTGCAAGATCAGCAGATGTCTTAAACCAAATAGAAAAACTAAAATCTTGATAATGACCAAAGTTAAATTCTGTTAAATTGCCAAAAGTTATATAATCGTGTACGGCACGATCAAAATAAATGGATTTGCCTATTTTACCATTTTGATTCAAGTCAGCACCACTTACTGTTCCTTCGTAATCTGATATTTCATCAAATACATTACCACTTGTTTCATCTAATTTCCAATAAGCTGTTAATCCGCTAAGCAAAGATAATTCAGAAGGCTGTGAAAATATTATATTACCTCCAGTACTTCCTAATATTATATGTTTTCCATCGCTTCCGCGAATTACATAGCTCATTACACACCATTTTATTTATATATTTCAGTTAAAAATATACAAGAGCAGATTACTATAAAATGTTATTAAATTTTAGAATTTATTAATATACTGATACATCAGTTATTAATCCATTTAAAACTGTTATGTGTGTTGAACCATCCACGATAAATGTTCCTGAATAAGTAGAAGTATCCTCATTTAATTGAGTAATATTTCTTTTTACTATAACATCATCAGCTATAAGAGTAACAAATTCTCCTGTAGCGCCCTTTACTCTACCAGTAGTGTTTACTGGCTTTATGAGAATTCCCCCTGAAGTACTAGCATCATAAAATAAATTCAAATAATTTTGAAACACTCTATTATTATAATCATAAATAGAAGGAAAGTCTGGTATCATTGAAGTTAAGAATACATTTTTCAAGTCCATGATAAATAAGTTTTATTTATTTTATATATCTTTTAATTTTGGATTACTATCTTAATATAAATATGAAAATGGTCTTTTTTTAATAAAATATATAAGATATAATAATTATATATTTTTAACCCTTTAAACTAAAATAATATGACACCAGAAATCCTTAATGAATTCAGTTGGGAAATGTATGACGACGGATATAATGGGAGCACTAAATTAACTCCTAATAAATCTATTAATGGTAATTCCGTACAAAATAAATGTTTTTCTAGAGAGCCATACGCTCAAAAACTTTTTGATATTTATACTCATCAAGATTCTAATTTAATTAAAAAAGATCTTAAAAAGGGAGACGTCGTGTTAATTACTGACATTTTTAACGTCAAAGATAATTTTATAGATGTTGAATTAGCCGGAGGATTGACAGTTACGGTTGATTTACTTCGAGAGAAAAAATTCATACAAGTATTTGGATACACAGCAATAAAAGAATTTGTAGATTATTTACGAGATAAAAACAATGTAAAAGAATTTATAGCAAAGGGATTAAATGCTTATATTCTTGAAGCTGTTCCTTCAGTCAAAATTTCATTATGGCAAGGTCATCTTAAATCTGTAAGAGATGAATTTATGGAACAAATTTCGAATCCCACAACAGCATATAAAGCAAAAGTGTTTGAAGCAAATAAGGGCGGATTCTTTGTAGAAGTTCAAGGAATAGAAGCATTTATGCCAGGTTCTTTAGCCGCTCCAAATAAAATTATAGATTTTCAATCATATATTGGAAAAGAAATCATTGTAATGATAGAAGATTTCTTAAAAGAAATGAATTCATTTATAGTATCTCATAAAAAATATTTGAATCATATTCTTCCTATTAAAACACAAGAATTAAGTTTATCTAAAAAGTATACGGGGCTTGTAACGGGGTGTTCAAAATATGGAATATTTGTCGAATTTGACGAATTATTTACTGGATTGCTTCATACATCAAAAATGGATGAAGAAACTAAGATTAAATTTAATGCAAGAAATATTAAGTCTGGCGATGAAATAGAATTTTATATATCAGAAATAACTAAAGATAATAGAATTATTTTAACTAAAGAAAGCCCCGAAGATAAATTGAATAAACTTCAAACATTTATATTAAATTCAAAGGATAAAATATTAGAATCTAGTGTTGCTGCTGTAATGAATTTTGGTGTAATTATAAATACAGGTGAAGTTAACGGCTTAGTAGTTATTAAAGAATTTAAGAAGAATAAAATAATGGCGAATAATTTCGTGTCAGGAGATAAAATAAATGTTGTCTTTGATGAAATACGGGATGACAAACTTTTATTTCGATTGCCCACTAAAGAAGATTATGATAAAAATAAATTACTATAATTATCTTAATATTACATAATGAAATATTATTTAAAGGAGTTTTTATCGTAAAGCTCCTTTTTTATTGAATATATAAAATAAAAATGAAAAAGAATATTCAATTCTTTTATGTTTATTTAATTACTAATGTTATTTTAAATAAACAGTATATTGGAAGTAGATTGTGTTACAAAAATAAAATAGAAGACGATATTTATTGGAGTTCAAGTAAATATGTTAAAATGGATATAAAAACATATGGAATAAAAACTTTTACTAAAAAAATTATAAAAGATGATTATAAAAATGCTGTTGATATGTTAGAGGGAGAAACTGAAAATATTTTAAAATATAATACACTGGAACCTAATGGATATAATAGAAGTTTACCCGGGGAAAATATAAAATTTTACACTGGAGGTAATCACCTTAGTAAAAAAACTAAAGAAAAAATAAGTATAAAATTAAAAGGGAAAAAGCGAAGTACGGGAATGTTTGGTAAAAAACATACAGAGGAATCAAAAAGAAAAATGTCCGAGTCATTAAAAAAACAAATAAAAACTAAAGAACATAAAATAAAATTAAGCAAATCTTTAACTGGAATTAAAAGATCAGAGGAAACTCGAAAAAAAATGAGTAGTTCTAAACAGGGAATATCTTTATCAGAAGAACATAAAATTCATCTCAGAGAATCAATAAAAAAATCGAAAAGACGCAATTATTGTAAACGGGGTTCATATATAAGACATAAAAAAGATTTAATATGTCCGCATTGCGGAAAACTAATTGCTCCGAATATGTATATGAGATGGCACGGTGATAATTGCAAAAATAATATTTTATTGAATATATAAAATAAATGCTTAATTAATGAGAGCCAAACTTATAGATGAGAAGTTTACAAAAGATTCCGATCCAATAAAAGATCTGAAAATAGGATATAAAAATTATTATGATTATGCTGAAAAAGTGTTAAAAAAATATAATTTAAATCCGGAAGATTTTACACTATTTCTTTATGATGTTTATCGCAATTTTCCCGTAGATGGAGTACTTGATCAAATGTTTGAAATTCTTGAGCATACTCCATTGGAATATCAAGTAGACTACATAAGTAGTAATCTATATCATTTTATGGTAGAAGAAGGCGTCGATGAAAATGAAGCTATAAAAGAAGTATAAAAATAAAAAATAAAAGAAATGAAAAAGGCAAAGAGTTATTCAATTTTGGAAGTGTGTAATTGGGCAGATATAGGTATCATATGGGAATTTTATTCAACAAAAGAATCTGCGTTTATCGTATCTGATCTTTCAAAATGCACATCTAAAAATATTATACTTACAAATGAAACTATTTATCATCCTTCATATTCAAATGCTATTTTAATAAGAGAATATGAAGCAACAAAATCTCGTTATCAATTTCACATAGCGCCCCAAAATTATCATTCAATATTGCCTTTAATTGATAGTGTAACTACATGGATAGCAGAAAGCGCAGAAACATCTCATGATACTCAGTTAAAGATATCCTTATCTTTTAATCATCGTCATTTAGATACACTCTCAAGCATATCTAACATGAATCCCAGTAGATTGATATTAAAATTTGATGAAAATTTCGTATATTCAAGATTTCCTGAACAACAAAAATCTCCATATGCGTTATCAATTAAAAAATTAGCTACTCCAGTATCTAATTATATAAATGAAACTGAAATAGAAAAAAATATTAATTATATTCTTACAACACCTCAATCTGAATACTATGGAATTAATTTTTCTAATTATACAAGAGGAATATTGGAGTGTAATTATATAGGTGGTCGAGATTATGCATCAAAAGCAAAAGAAATTAAAGAAATTTTGGAATATTTTATAATAAAATCATATCAAAGTTTAAATGAAGAAGATCATGATGAATTTGAGAAATATGAAATAAAAAAGATGGGAGCAAGATTTAGTAAAATTCAAATGGCATATTATGATCCTGAAATATTTATAAATGAATATAAAGATTTAAAAATATATGTAGATTTAAAAACTTCTGACCAAATTATTAAAACTTTTTGGAATACATTAAGAAAACCTTTATTTGAAATGATATTAAATGGTAATTTGCAAAAAGGCATAATTAACTATGATGCAGATTTAGGCATATTTCAATTAAAGAAAACTAAAATTCAGGGAACTTATTTAAAAAACGTTGATTTTGTTAATTGCGAAGTATCTGGAATATTTGAAAGTTGTACGTTTATAAGTACTGAAATAACAAATTCACGAATTTATAATTCAAAATTTATAAAAGGAAATAAGATAATTAATTCTTATCTTGAAGGAGCCAGTGTTAATAAAGAAAATGAAATTACAAAATGTTATGTGATAAATGAAGAAGAAATAATCAATTGTCCTATAAAAGAAAGCGTTATTAAATTTGCTACTCCAGGAAAAAATATTACATTAGATGAACACAGCACAATAGTGGTTACACAAATGCCGCTATCTAAAAAAACTGATGCTATTCAAGTTGAAGAACTAAGAGATTACGCATGGATTAAAGAAATGAATAAATCAGAAGACAAGGGATATCAAAATGCTTATGATAGAAATAAATATTTAAAAAAATGACTAAACAAGAATTAATAGATTATGTCAATAGAGAAATAACTGCATCTGCAGCGATTCCATTTTCTGTTCCTCCTATAGAAATCGAAAGAATAATTGATTTGGAACAAAGATGGATGTATAGAGAGTATAGAGACGCTGTTCAAGATGCATGGTATGTATTAGATAAACATTATTATCTTACTGATGAGTGGAAACATACAAGAACCTTTCAATTACCTCCTTGCGTTTTAGCAATTAGATATGTGTATGAAATGACGTCGGGCCAAAGAGTTTTTGGTATACATGATCCAGATTTAACGTTTGATAGATTAATGGCTGCGGATCTTTATTTAACTCCATTATCTTCAGATCAAATAACTTATAGAACAATTCAATGGAGTTTTTGGGATTTAGCAAAACAATTCAACTTAAAAGATATTCAGCATCATTTTAATATTAATACGCATAGATTAATTATTACTGGTAGAGATCCTGCTGAATCTCTTTGGGTAACAACATTAAATGAAATACCAAAGGAAGATTTATATGAAGATCCAGTTTTTATAAAATGGATAATCGCAAAAGCTAAAATACAATTAGCAAGAATTATAGGAACATTTAATTATACACTTATCGGTGGCGTACAAATTAATTATGCAGATATACGAGCTGAAGGAAAAGAAGAATTAACAGAACTTAAAGAAAAAATTAGAACCGATAGTCCTGCCGACTGGTTTATGATGATCTCGTAAAATTATTTTTAAAAAATAGCTACTTCTGTATATAACAGATTAAAAAATAAGGGAGAATGTCTCCCTTTCGTTTTATAGAAGATATATAAAATAAAAAGTAAATGATTAAAGAAATCTACACTAGAAATCCCGAAGATCCCAATTTTCAATATGGTATTTTGGAGCATTCAGATACAGTAGAGTCTATTATTACTAAAGCAAAAATGATATTAGGCACTAGACAAGGTCAAACAATAGGTGATTTAAATTTTGGTGTAGGCTTAGAAGATTTAATCTTTGAAACGAGAGTAAACAAAAATCAATTAGAAGAAAAAATTATATCGCAATTTAATCAATATATATCTGAAACTAAAGATTATAAAGTTGTACCTCAAGTTTCTTTTGGAAAAGCGGAGGGGTACGATTATGCTATAATAGACATTTATATAAATGATCAACGTACTATAGGAATTTTAGTAAAATAATAAAAAATAAATGAAAATATTTGATACAACTCGCATTAGATTCTCTGAATTATATTATGATGCAATAGAATTTATAAAAACCAGTTATAGTGAATTGGGCCAATATTTTACAATGGCATCTCCTATGGGGCAATTACTTCAGGTGATGTTGCAATATGGAAGAATGATTCTATATTATGTAGAAGATTCTATAACTGAATTAAATATAAAAACTGCATCTAGACCACAAAGTATAAAAGGTTTAGCTACTTTAACTGGTCATAGTCCATCTAGAGCTATTGCAGCAAGAGGAACAATATCTATATCTCATAATGGCACAAAATTACCAACATATTCAAATATTTTAACTATTCCAAATTATACTAAGATTTCAAGTAATGAAAATGGCTTAACTTATACAGTTGTATTACCGGGTGAAGAAGCTCATTTAGATTTGACGAGTCCAGTCAATTCTTTAGATTTAAATATAATTCAGGGAACAGTTGAATTTCAACAAGCAACTGGTACCGGTGATCCACTTCAATCGTTTAATTTTCAAAACAAAAAAGGTTCAACAATAGATAATTATTTTGTAAGTGTATATGTTGATGGAAAAAAATGGCAAACAGTAGATTCTATTTTAGATATGCCATTTAATCAAGAAGCAGTAATGATAAAAACCGGCCAAACAGGCGGAATAGATATTTTCTTTGGAAACGGTTATAATGGAGCTGTTCCTCGACTAGGTTCAATAATATTATTAGAATATCTTATTACTGACGGAGCTGCAGGAAATTTAAATACAATGGCAAGTAATACGGCAAATTCTTGGAATTTTACCACAAAAGGAATAGCTCTTAATGGAGAGGAAGTAGATATTAACAAATACGTTAATGTATACGTTAAAAATTCAATAATGTTTGGAGCAATGGAAGAACCGTTATATTTAACTAGATTATTGACTCCAAGAGTATCAAGGAGTTTTGTTCTAGCAAATGAAAATAATTATATTTATTTTCTTAAAAAATTAAACATGTTTACTCTTATAGATGCTATACCAGGATTTGAAACATTTGAAGATCAATATATGCTAGATAAATACAATCAAGCAAAAACAACTTATGAAAATATAAATGAAGAATATAGAAATTTAATTTCTACGTATGGTGTAAATTCTGGTTTAGCAACTTCTAAAAAGGCTGAATTAGATCGTGCTCAACAACAATTATATTATTATCAAGAAAGACTTGCTGAGCAAAAATTAGATGATAATACAGTATATTTATATTTAGTTCCTGATATTTCTAAAAGATTACCTTCATCTGAAAATTATTATACGTGTAGTACTGCTGTATTTGCTTTATCTTTAGGAGAAAAAACAGCAATTTTGGATTTAATTGAACAAAGTGGACAAAGAATTTTAACAGTTGATAATGTAATATTGGATTTAAAACATCCAAGATTTACTTTAAATATGTCATTAATATTATGGGAAGGAACTACTTATGATACAGTTAGACAAAGTATTATAAATAAAACATCTTCATATTTTACACAAACTACTAGAAGAGATAGAATTCCTGTATCTGATTTAATTAAAATAATTGAAAGTATTGATGGTGTAGATTCTGTAAATGTTTGGTTTGACGCAGACGCTGAAAATTTAAAAATTTATAGAACTCATTATGGAATAGATGATTACGGAGATATAATTCTTGAAAGATATATAAAAGATGCATTCGGTAAAGAAGTTCCTATTAGAGACATTTATCCTTTAATTCGTGGAGGATTTGAAAATGAATTAGGAGTTTATTATGAAGATAGTTTAACAAAAAATAAATTATCAACTTTAAATATTCAAGTAAGAGGGTACACTTCTAAAAACTTAAATTCAGAAACAAACATAACAATTATGAATAATTTATAATAATATGGCAAGAAGAAGCTTATATACTGTAAGAGAATCATATTTAAATCAAGCAAAACATATAAATGATGTATTTTTGAATTTAGGATATGATTATAGAGGAAACATACTTAAGAAGGGAACTTCTCCAGAATTGTGGGCAAATCCTTTGCAAGATTCTAATTATTTAACTTTAGAAGGTATGATAACATTTATTTTAGAACAAGCCAAATATGTTAAAAAGTGGTTTTCTATAGCACATGACAAAAATACTACTCTTATAAATTAACCATGAATATAGCTAACTGGATAATATTTGACAAAAAAGGGAGTCCATTAAATTGGCAGTCAGATCCTTATATTTTACTGCAATTTACAGATGCATCTGGCGTAGGCGCTGAAGGATTTTTAATCTCAGATCCAAGTGGTTATATTTCAGGCGCCGAAATTACTAACAGTGGATATTCATATACTATAACTGATACTAGTATATCGTATACATATTTATTAGGTAGTGGCACAGCAATATCTCCTGCAGATGTTACAATTACAGCCAAAGATATTTCAATTTTTAATCCTGAAGGTTCTACTGTACAAGGTATAGACAGCTTAGCAATTTCTTTAGATACGAGTGGATTTATTTATCCATCGGTTACGTATGCTGGCGCTATATTTCTTGAACCTGTTTCACAGGGGCTGGTAGAAACAGAACATCTTTTTATACTTGAACAAATAGATTCATCAGTTTATATTAGACCACAAGATACAACTCATTCTATACTTATATTTAGAATGATGGGAGATGATAATGAAATTTCATTTTTTGAAGTAGATGATGATCAAGTAGAAATTACATGGGTTGATGAATTAATATTTGATACAGCTACGTATGTTTCTAATACGCCTATAACGCTTAACATAGGATTTAGATCAGAATATGAAGGTATCTTTGAGAGAACTATACGAGTTTATCATCAAATTGGAGATGTTCTTTATACATTAGCTGACATTGTAGTAAATGCTGAAGCTATTGGAGAAGATGAAAGATTTAGAACTTTAATTAATAATTTTGGAGCGCCAGATCCAGTAGATTTTCCTTCTCTTTTTAAAGAAGTAGATATTAATGAAGATCTCCCTGATTGGAAAGTTATTAATCCAAAATCAAAACATATGATTTTGGAATATGATCAAATTGTACCATATATTGGTACATATAAAGCACTTATAAATGCAATAAAATGGTTAGGCTACGATGATGTATATATACGTGAATGGTTTAGAGATGTAAAAGAACATAGAAAATTATCGTTTATCGTTCCTTATGATGCGCATGATAGATTACAAACTATTTTACAATTTAGTGCTGAAGCTCGAACACATCTTAAAAAACTAAACCAATTATCTTTATTCTATTGTTTAACAAGAGAAACTGGGCAAATAGATGATTGGGGTACGCCGTTGACAGAAAATTGCTATACTTATAATATTAAAGAAATATTTATTAAATTATGTGCTTTAAAAAAATGGTTAGAAAGAAATATTATAGGCGTAAATTGTCGAATAATTGACATTACAGGAGAAGGAATATATTTTGAAAGAATTCAGAATTTAATTTATGCTACAGATAATATAGGTTTCAATTATAATGTTTCTCAAACTTTAACGCCTTATGCGTTAGAAGAAAATTCTGAATTAATACATGGTGATGCAAGTTTAAATCTTACATTTTTAGAATTATCAAGAACACGCATTTTAGATTTACCATATCGTTTTATTGATATGGCAGAATATGCATGGAATCCATCAACTCCAACAGTTTATTATTCTCTTGCTGATCCTGCTTATTTAGCTGATCCTAGTAGTTTTCTATTAGTGGGAGCAACTTTTCAATATCCATTTATCAACATTAATGAAATAATGTGGAAATTATCTGTTGAAAAAGATTTTGCAGGAGTTATTGGAAACACATTAGTTACAAAACCGTTATTTGTTCTTGAAAATGATATTAGATATTATAATATACTTGATGTGTCTTCAATATTTTTTGATACATCTACTCATTTAACAATATATCTTGAAAAAGCATATCTAAGAGATCCAAGTATTGATGTATGGACAGATTCGATAGCATATTCAATTTATCCAAATCCATATATGTATTTAGATGCATCATATTCAAAAACAATAGTCTTATCAGGAGAATATACAATAACATCAGGAAAAGGAACAATTTATCAGTTAGATGCATCAGAAACATACAATTTATTAGGCGTTGATACTTATTCGTTTACTGTTGATACAAGCGTAGTTATATTAACTGATACTTCTACGATAATATTGACCCCCGATGTATATGATTATGTAATGGAAACATCTACGGGAACCATTATATCATTTGACGACTATGTATCGTTTAATCCCGCTATTTCTAGTTTACTTCAATATGCATATAATGATAATTATCATATTCCGCTTCTTAGTTTTAAATATTATGATACTATAGATAAAAATGCAACAAGAATATCTTTAGGAGATAAATTATATCATCTAGATATTCTTGATGGTAAAATAGAGATGAATGCTGGAATGCTAACTCCTGCTACTTCTTCTGATAATCTTATAATGTATATAAATTGGAATTATGATACGAGTTTAGAAGAACAAATGATTACTGTAAATGCTGTTTATAATTCTCCTCGTATGAAATTATATCAAGTAGATCCTGCTGCTTATTATGCGGGAGATCCATCTGGATTAACGGGGGGAAATGCTGCAAATATAATGACTATAGATAACAGTATTTATCGAATGCACGTAAATCATATAGGAAAATATAATGTAGAATTATTTGCTTGGGACTCATATAACACTATGTTTTATAATCCGACAAAAGAAGATTATTTAGTATGGATTAAATATCCAACAATTTATGCGTTAACTGAAAGTGCTACTTTATTGAATAAAGATGCTAGTATTTTTATGTCAATGAATGATGTCAGTATTTTAATATCAAATAATAAATATCCTATTTTTGATAAAATCATACCGTTACAGGGATTAACTATACAATATAATGAAGGTGGAAAACCGTATGTTAATGTTCCTTCAATTACATATTTTCAAGATGTTCCAGAATCTGGCTCTCTTAATAGATTCTATAATTTAACTGAAAGAGTTTTGACAATTTCTGGAGTTACTGTTACAATTGATCCAGATTTTCAAAAATTTATTTCAGGTGATGATGTTAAATTAGTAAAATTCGACAAGCAAAGAAATACCATAACACAAGAAGTTGCAGCTCATATAAATACTGCTGTTGGAAATACCCTTACGTTATCTTCGGGTACTACAGTAACAGTAGATGCTTCAAGCGAAGTTTATATTTTAAATGATACTTATAGAGCTGTAACAAATGCATCAAATAACAGTATATCAACTTCTATCATAGATATTGTAGATGCTTCATTTGCAACTACTCAGATGATTGGAATAATTGTTAATGATGGATGCACTGGATATACTTGGGGCGCTTCTTATAGAATTCAAAGTGTTATTGGAAATACTCATACACTAGATGCCAATATTCCTGAATATTTTATAAATAATCTTGGAAGATTTACAATTCAAGCGAAATATGCATTTTCAACATATTCAAATATGTTATTTGAAACTGATAGCGCAACTGAAGTTGATAATAACTTCAAAATATATTTAAAAAATTCGTATTGTCAAGAAAAATATTTAGATAATACATTTATATATGCTAATATTTTATTTGATCATGATAGAGTTAATTTAGATTGGTATGATACTTCATGTGGATTAGATATATCAACCTTTTATTATTATAGCAGCCCTATATCAATTGATACTAGTACTATAGTAATATTAAGAGCATTATATGATCCAAGTACCTATCTTTTAAATCAAAAAAATATATGGACTGTAAGATACCATGATACTAATAAAGTTTTATTTAAAGTATTTAATAGTGATGTAGCCTATGTATTTTCAGAAGCTGGAACATATAACGTAGAATGTATTTCTTATGATAGTTATGGAAATGCAATTACTAAATTATATGAAGGCTTTGTAAAAGTCGAGTAATCATGGATAATAAATTAATATTAAGACCTTCTTCTGGCAGTACAAGAAAATTACAATTAAAAAATTTATGGACTGTTTCTCGTAAATTAATATTGCGAGCTGTAAATTATTTGTTCGGTTCGCCTCCAACCGTTATAACAACAGATCCGGTTACAAATATTTCTTCGTATAGTGCTACAGGGGGTGGTAATGTAACTGATGATGGTGGATGGCCTTATACTGAAAGAGGCATATGCTGGGATACATCTATAAATCCTACTATATTATATTATGTACAAATGGATACTTCGTTTGGCGAAGGAACATATACGTGTGTAATGAATAATTTAGAGCCTTCAACCCTTTATTATATTAGAGCATTAGCAGCTAATACTCGTGGTTTAACTTATGGACAAGATGTTTCATTTTACACGTTACCAGTAACGGGTGGAGATTCAGCACTATATGTTGGAATAGGAACTATTTATGGTACTACAGATACTACATCAATTGTTGTCGCTTATGTTACTTATACAGGCAGTATTACGCCAGTTTATAGAGGAGCGTGTTGGTCTTCTTCTACTACAATGCCTACCGTAACTGATAGTTCTATACGAGATACAAGTACCGGCGCTGGAACGTATTATAATTATTTATCTGGATTAACGCCAGATACAACTTATTATGTAAGAGCCTTTGCATATAATAACGCGCAATTAGTTTATAGTTATAATCAACCTTTTACTACAGCTGCAGCGTATCCGCAGACAACTGCTCCAGGCGTATCTACATTGTCTCCGTATAATGTTTCTACCGGCAGCGCAACTTTGGGTGGCTATGTTTATTCAGAAGGCAACGCTCCGCCTGTTTATCGTGGAGTTTGTTATGGTCTTTATAGTTCTCCTACTATTAATGATGCTTCGGCTCTGGATTACGCAACTGGATTATCTAATTATTTCATTACCGTATCAGGATTAAATCCTTCTACATATTATTATACTCGAGCATTTGCTTGGAATTCTATAGGATTATCTTATGGAAGTAACTATACATTTACAACATCAACTTCAACTGGTTCTATATCTTTACCAAGTGTAGTCGTGGTAGATGTAACTGATATTTCTACATCTTCTGCTAAATTTACTGGAAACGTAACTAGTACTGGCGGTGCAACTACATATAGAGGAGCGTGTTGGTCTGCCGAACACGGCTATCCTACTATAGCCGATTCTTCTATACAATCTGGTAGTACTGGATCGGGATATTACGATGTTTCTATAACAGGATTAGACTGTTCAACAACATATGCTGTTAGAGCATTTGCTTGGAATTCAGCAGGAATAATATACGGATCTAAACCCCCGGCCTCTATTTATTCATTCAACACTCCAGCATGTTCTCTTATTACGTCTGCGCCAGTTGTTGAAACTGTTAGTGTTGTAAATATAGGATATACTGAAGCATCAGTAAATGGAAATGTAACACACGATGGAAGTATTGCTACAGTGTATAAAGGCATTTGTTGGGCAACACATGTAGATCCTAATAGATCAACAGACAATCATACCGTTACATCTGGGGGAGAAGGCGCTTTTACTCATAAGGCAATTTATTTAAGTCCAGGCACACTTTATCATACTAGAGCTTACGCATATAATACAGTTGGAACTAGTTACGGAATAGATATTTCATTTAATACATTAACATCTTCATACACTGCGCCAACTGTAATAACTTCTCCGGCTACAAATGTACTTGCAACATCTGCTACTACAGGAGGAAATGTAACACACGATGGTTACGTTACACTTACATATAGAGGAATTTGTATAAGTACAAGTGCAAATCCTACTGTATTAGATACTTCTATACGACATGCAGAAACAGGAGAAGGTGTATATGCTTGCCAATTTTCTAATTTAACATCCAATACGACATATTATTCTCGAGCATTTGCTTATAATTCAGAAGGCATATCCTATGGCGCAGATGCATCATTTTATACTTTGCTTACATCTCCCGAAATAAAATCAATACACGAAGGATATTACCAAGATACTGCAACATATTATATCCCAACGAACGCATCAGCTGGTGATTTTATCATAGGAGTTTTAACAACAAAAAAAGACGCTCAATGGTTAAGTCTGCATAACAACACAACCGCTAATTTTAATATAGCGTTGAGACAAACTATGTCTAATCCAATAATATTATATGATACGCCGATGCGTTCTATTTTATATTATGGAATATCTACCGGAATAAATGATAATTTAACTATTAAATCAACAATGTATGATGAAGACGGCACTGCATTTTCTAGCGATGCAAGAAGCTTAACATATGTTATAAAAAATCACAATGTAAATTCAGTTGACCCGACTGATCATCAATTTAATTGGAACTGCACTGCAGGTTACGGAATTTTTACTCCTGTTGGCGGAGAGCATAGTGTAACAGAGTTATATTCAGATTATCTTGCAGCTAAAACTATTAAAGGCGCTAATCAGCTTTCGCCATCATTATATATAAGATTTTTATCACATAATACGACAGCGGTAATGATAAGTCATAATAGCTGGGTAGTACAACCTACCGCTGGATTTTCTCTTAATGCGTATAATATGAGAACCGCGTATTGGAATGTAGGCGAGGGTCAAGCTTCTATAGCAGGATGTTCAAGAATAACTACAGATACATCTGTAAGCGCCAATTATTGGAATGTAAAAGTAGATTTTGATAAAGACAAATGTTACGTAACTGATGATGGAAATCTTGTTAATGAAGGGTACAACATATACATCGATATATGTTTTACAATAGGTTAAACTTTAACAAAATTTTAACATTCGTATAAAAACTACACATACTCTGATGAATATATAGTTTAAAATAATTGACCTGACGGCGATTATTAATTAAAGCTTAGGCTTAATAAACTAAAATTAATTCATTTAAGGAGGATTAAACTATGACAACACAATTAGCTAGATTTTTAGATCACAACATGTCCGAACCATGGGACTTATTATTCAAAGATCTCTTTAACAGAGATTCATTATTTATGCCGGTGATAAACACCAAAGCATCTTATCCAACAGACATTTATGAAGACGAAAAATCAGTGACTATAGAAGTTGCTGCTGCTGGTCTTGATAAAGATGATATCCAAATTGAAGAACAGGATGGTCTTCTTAGTATTTCTTACGAAAAAAGTGAAGAAACAAAGAATGAAGAACCAAACTATATTCAAAAAGGAATTGCAAAAAGATCTTTCTGCTTAAGCTGGAAGTTCTCAGATAAATTCGACCTTACTAACATTGAGGCTACTATGGAAAAGGGAATTTTAAAAATCAATATTCCTAAAACCGAAGAAAAGCCTATTATTAAGAATACGATAAAAATCAAGGAACTTGCAGGCGCAAAAGAATCAACAAACAAAAAACTAAATAAATAAAACAATAGTTCGTCAGGTCATAAAAAAGAGGGAGTAATTTCCCTCTTTTGCTTTATATTGATATAGGCAAAGGAAGCTGCCCCGGGAATCCATAAGTTTGTGCGCCCTTTGTTACAAAATCTTTAAGTAAAAATTCATCCCATCTAAGATTTAAAGGCGTAAGTAATTCATATTTTGGAAAAGAATCTTTAGTTATAATCAATGGCATTGAAGCCAATAAAGCAGTCTTATATGCTTTAAAATTAAATATTGTTTTACTTAATTTATTTTCAATATTAGAAGACATTGTAAGAGCATTAGTTAATTTAAATTTTTCGATAATAGGATTTAATACATTATCATTAACGTTATCGTCTAATTCTTTTGCTATATTAATTATAGGCTTAGGATTTTTTAAAGTAAATCCAAAATTTGCAGATTCAGGAGAAATAGCTATTGGCAATGTTGCTAACAATTTATTTGCGTTATCTATTATAGTTGTTAAACTTGCATATTGTGCATCAATAAATTTTTGAGATGCATCTATTGAATCCGAAATTCCCTCTGCTGGCTTCCCAAAATCATGAGCTTCTTGTAAAATTCTATATTTGGTTTGAAATTTCCATAATTTAATTTGTTCTGTTGCCACCAATTCTGCTAATTCTGTATATCTTGTAGTCCATTTAACATATTCATCTACATAATTTATATTTCTCTGTATTCCTCTTTCTATATCTCCTAATTCAAATTCTCCATTTTTATCATCAATATATTTTGAGGGTTTTTTACTTTTATTTTCTTTAATCTGTTGTTTGTAATTATTTATATTTTCAATACATCTATCAATATCTTTTTTAGTCTCAACCATTAAGGGCTTAAGACTAATTTTTTTCAAATTTGTTATTTGTTCTGAAATTTCCTTTTTAAGTGCATCAACTTCCTGTTTAATCAATCCTATAGGATCTATAAAAGGAAGTGTATAGTTTGTAGAAAAATTTCCAAACAAAACCATCGGAAATAAATATATTCCACAGATAGTTAGGCCTAATAAAATAAAACCAGATTTAGTTTCTATGGGTTTTATAGGAACATAAACAACTGGAAATGGAATAGGAACGGGCGTTATCCATCCAGTAGACCAACCAGTTATTGGATTTATACAGCTTGCTAATGTAGCGCCAGCGCAATATTTTAACCAATATCTAATATCTCCATATCCATATTTTGATCGAGGACTTAAATGTTCATCTTCTGGCGCAGGTTCGCATTTAGCTACGTCAGCAATTGCATAATATCTTGCTTGTTTATCTTTATATGTAATTATAGAATAAGGTGAAAATAAAGCTAAACTATCTATTATTTTTTCAATATCTTTAATTTGACTTTGTAAACCATAATATTCTTTCCATAAATCTTCAAAAAATATTGTTAGCCAATTTCCTTCTTTTATCGTTTCATCTTTAGATGTAGTTTCTTTTTTTATTGTATTGTATTTTGCTACTCTATTATTTACATTTAAATAGTATTCAAATAAATATGTTACTTTATTTACAGCCACTTTTTTTTCATTATAATCAAGTTTATTATTTTTATCTGCTAAATTCGTTAACCAATTTTTTAGATCTTCTAGATTATTTTTTCTGTGATAAACTTCAAGAGCCTTTTTAAACCAGTTGCCTGGACTGTTACCTTTTTCTATATTTTGAATAAGATTATCAAGATGATCTTCTAATTTATTTTTATTAAAACCATCTAAAACATATCTTTTATCAATCCATTCATTTATTTGATCTCTAAATGTGATTTCTATTTCAGTAGGATATTCTAAAGAATTTAATACCATACCCAAATCAAACATATAATAAGAAAAGAGTTCATATTCTTCTTTTTTTGCCTTTGTTTTTTTAGCTACATTATTTGCTTCTGCATTTAATAATCGTATATTTCTATAAAATAATTCTTGTTCTTTTTCTACTTCTTCCTTTATTTCATTAAGAGTTTCATTTTTAGCATGACGTTCTACATTATCTTTCCCTGTTATATCTTTAATATTTTTTTCGTAATCTTTGATAATCTTCTTTTTATAATTTTTTTCAATTTTTTTATATTCATCATCTACTCTCGAATTAGTATTACGTGTAGATGTATCATCAATTATTGCAATTGAAAGCATAGAAGGATATAATGCATTTATAAGATCATCTTTTAAAAATGCTTTTACGTCATTTAATCTTGCATATTTTGTATTTAATAATTCTATTTGTTCGGTTAAATAATCATTTGTATCAGATATATCTCTAAGAATAATTTGATTCGTACTTATATCATCAACATATCCTTCAACAGGCGCAAATACTTGAATACCTTCAAGAATAGCAATTATTGATTTTTGAGTAACATGAGTATCTTTATCAACAACTATTCTAAAATTTTCTTTTGTACGATTATTTCTAATTATCGCTGTTGTTGCAAGATCTTCTTTAACAACTACATCATTAACTATCATTTCTCTTTCTGCTATTTCGCAAGAAAGATCTTTCATCTTTTCAGAAAGTGGTACATATGGCACCACGACATCATCGATGTTAACAGGACAATTTAGATTGATCGTAAAAGGTACTTTATTAATTGAAATATCAAATGCTTCTGGAACACTCAAACACGCTGTTTCACCTGCAATTTCATTAAATGTTTGCTTTGAATATTCTGCAAGTTTACGTCTATTGTATAAATAAAGAGAAGTAAACGCAACAATTGTAATTAATACAGCATCTAAATTTTTAAAAGCATTAAGAAAGTTTTGAAATAACGGCTTATATTCTTCTGTCATAGTATCATACTCACTTTTCATCATTCCATATACTGTACGCAGCAATCTTTGAATATATTTTGTCCTATATCCAGATGGATGATCTGTTCTTGTAAATAAATCTTTTATTTTGTGTATGATATCTTGTAAAATAAGAGTATATGTTTCAATTCTTTCTTTGATACCCTCTTTCAATTGTTGTAAACTATCTTTTAATTGTGTTATTTCAGCATCTACACCAGATTTTATTTGTGCTTCTATATTTTCCGGTAAATTTTTAATTCCCTCTAAATGAGATTTAAATTTTTCTATTATTTCTTTTCTATTTGCAATTATTCCAGCTACTGCTAATGTTATTGATGCAATTTGTTCGTAATCAATTTTCTGATCAATATCACTAATGCTATTTATATAATTGATAGCTTGATTTGCATCTAAATTTTCATCTAAAACGGGCATATTTTCTTCTCCTGATTCTCCATAACATGCTAAAAGCATATCTGAAAGATATTTGTTGTTCAAATCATTAGAAGCATATTTTATTATAGTACTTGCTCTTGGATTTTTTCTTATAGCCTCTTTGAGTTCGGCCTCATTCATTTGCCTTTTAATTAATTGATTTACAATTAACTGAATTGCAGCAAACGCCGCCATTTCTAATAATTCTCTTTTAGTAGGAATACTAAAATATAATCTCTCGAGTTCCATATTTAAACGGAATTTAAGAGAAGTTTTTGCTGCTTCGTATTCTTTTTTAGCTAAATCTTTTCCTTTGCTTAATATATCATCTAATATGCCCATTTACTATTTTAAAATGCAGGAATTATTTCAGTATGATTTTTAGCACTACCAGAACCACAGGTTTTAATAGTTGTACTGCATGAAATTGTACACATAATTATTAGTAATGCTAAAATTAAAATAATTTTTCTTTTCATTTTTCTACTTTTTATTTTGGATGATATGATGGTCTTGTATTTGAATATACGCCATTACGCATGTTGTCGCTGACATATGCTGGACAAATTTTTCTATTACAAGAAGTAATAAGCATTAAGGCTAATACTGCTAAAATTAAAATAACTTTCTTTTTCACGATAAATACATTTTATTGTATTTATTCATTTCTATTATTTTAGTTCAATTGAATTATATGTTCTAGCCCAATCAATATATTCATTAAGTCCATCTTCTAATTCTATTTTAGGAAAATAGCCAAGTTTTTCTTTTGCTAATGAAATATCTGCTAAACTGTGTTTAACATCTCCAGGTCTTTCATCAATATATTTAATTTCTCCGCTTATCATTTTAGCGAGGTTGTTGATCGTAACACGTTTTCCGCTTGCAATATTAAATGCGCCTTTAATTCCTTTAGTCTCTGCTGCCTTTATATTAGCTTGAACTACATCATTCACATTAACAAAATCTCTTGTTTGTTCTCCGTCTCCATAAATAAATAGCGGTTTATTTTGAAGCATATTAAATACGAAAATAGGAATTACATTTCCATATGCGTCAAATCTTTGATTTGGCCCATATACATTAAAATATCTAAGACAAATAACTTCCATATCATATAATTTAGAATATGCAAGAGATAATTTTTCTTCACATAACTTTGTACATCCATAAGGAGAATCTGGTTCAATTGGATGATCTTCTTTTATGAGTATAGTTTTTAATTCACCAAATATTCCGGCAGAAGATGAAACTACTATTTTATGTATATTTTTTTTTCTAGCAGCTTCTAATACGTTTAAAGTTCCAATTACATTAGTTTCAGCATCTATAATAGGATAATCAATTGAACGTTTATTACCAACAGACGCAGCCAAGTGAAATACTGTATCAACATTATGCATAGCAATTTCTACAATTGCTCGATCTCTGATATCTCCTTCAATAATATTAATAGATTTAAATGGAATAATGTTATCTTTATATCCTGAAGAAAAATTATCCAAGATTGTTACGGTTTTTCCTGATTCAATTAAATATTTAACAATATTTGAACCTATAAATCCTGCGCCTCCTGTAACTAAAATATTTTTCATTTTTTTTCACATAATAAAATTATTCTAATATTATTATTAATATCAGGCCTATGTGATTGCACTTTTTTGGTAATATTAAATTCTTTAGATATTACATTAACTAAATCTTGATTAGTTTCAAATATTACAGTTTTTGATTTAATGTTATGTAAGGCTTCCTTAGTATTCGAAAAATAATGAAGAACGTTTAAACACAGAGTTATATCATATTCAGCAGATATTTCTTCGCCACCTGTCCATCGTTTAAGATTTATTATATCGCCTTCAATTTCATTTATATAATTGGTAGTTTCTAATATTTTTGGATTAATATCAAATCCAGTAACATTGGCGCCTTCTTTTGCTGTCTTTAAAGAAAAATAACCATGAAAACATCCTAAATCTGCTACTTTTTTACCCTTCCAATCAACTAAATTTTTTATATTATCCCAAGTTTTAAATGATTCTGTATAACCAATAAAATTTATACATTCTATATCTTGATATAATTTATCATATTCTTGTTTATTAATATACTGTAATAGATTTTCCTTTCTAATTGCATTTATATTATCTTCATTTATCCAAGAAATTCTTTTATATAATTCTTCTTCTGATATAAATTCATTAGCATATGAATCAAAATATTCAATATTTAATTTAGAAAAAATTTTTTTAATTATTAGATGATAAAAATTATAATATTCATTATACGCTTGAATTTTATATGTAAATTTTAATCTTTTTTCAAATTCTTGTCGATTTGTACAACAAACACAAATAATTTTAATGTCATCTTTATTTTTTTCATAATAATCTAAAAAATTTAAACGTCCGTATACATGAGACCACCCCTCTAAATTTAATTCTAATGCATTTGACATGCATACGCTATTTAGTGTATTATCAATTTTATATTTATATGGAATTGCGTCTATGATAAATTCATCCGGTAATTTTTGAATTAATTTTTCATATTGATTTTCTATTGTTTCTACATATCCTCCCCAATTTGCTTCAAAATCAAAATACAGTATGTTATAAAAAACACTAAAAAATTTAGTAAATGTAGTTTTTCCTGAACCAGATAACCCAGTTACAAATATTTTTTTTTCGTTAAATTTTTTTAAATTCATTTGCTTTAATATTTTTTTCTTTTTGTGTTTCTTTTAAAATATTTTTATTTTTACTATGCAATGGTAAAAAATCATCTCTTTTATAATATACATGTGGATGATTTTGGTGTATTACTGTAATATCATCTACAATTTTTTTATTTAAGCCTAATCTATCAATTCGTTGGATAAAATCATTATCATCAAATCCTATGCCTTCTGCGAATCTTTCATCAAATCCATTTAATTTTTCTATATTTTTTCTTGTCATTGCAGCGCAAAAATGAAAATATACTGGTCTATATTTTGAATGATTATACCAACCCACATATTCTTCACTCGAAACAGTAGCTATATGTGGTGGTAACGTATTAATAAATTGCATAATAGTATCATTTTCAATATATTCATCAAGTTTTTGCGTATTTTCATTATTCATTGAAAACGTTGACATAGTTAAATAATCATTATCTTGAATATTTTCATCTACATATGTAAGTACATCATGCACATGTAAACATTCTGGATTTTGAAGAATTATTATACTTCCAACAGCTGTACGTATGCCTATATTAAAAGGAATACATGGATTTACGTACCATTTATCTTCTGGCTCTATTCTAATTATTTTTAAAAACGGAAATTCTGAAAGATATTCTTCTAATCGATGTTCTGGCAAACTGCCATCGTCAACTGCAATCAATTCAAAATCTTTAAATTTTGATTTTTGAATTGATTTTAATGTTCTATAGAATAATTCTTTTCTATTATAATATGCTGTTACAATAGATATTTTAACATATTTTCCCCAATCCTTTCCAATGTTTCTAACTAAAATATTTTTTCTTTCTAAATATAATTTATAATTATAAACCCAATCAGGATTATCCCATTGTACTAACCCTGTAGCTCGTTTACCGTGATATAAATGTACTATTTGAGCATCCACCATATGATATTGTGCTCCATTTAATTTTAATCTATCAATTAAATCATTATCATCGCAAGCATAACCAATAAGATCTTCATCATATCCGCCAACATCTATTAATCTTTTTTTGACAATTGCCATTAAAAACGGCATTTTTACATGATCTGTTCTGGGCGAACATGCATCTTTTAAATATTCATCTGGTGATTTTGTTAAATGAGGATATTTTTCTGGTGAAATTTGCTTCATTAAACTTGATGTGTAATAATTATTATCATCAAAATACATCATTTCCGGTATAACTAAATAATTATCATTATTAAGTAAAGGCTCGATAATTTTGTTTATTCCTTCATTAAGATGATAAATTTCTGGACAAGTTAATATTACAATATTTCCGCGTGAATGTTTAATACCAATATTTAATGGCATAGCGGGATTTCTGCTTGTTAACTTTTCCTTAGTATTTCTATATCCTGAAAAAATGTATTTAATATTCAATTTATCTTTATATAAATAGCACATCTCTTTAGTACCATCGTCATCTAATCCATCATTAACTATAACTACTTCAAATGGATAATAAACTTTTTGTTTGGCTATTGATGAAAGTCCCAGATTTAATAATTCTGCTCTATTGAATGATGACATTATTATAGATACTTCAGGTTTTTCTATTTTATCAGATATAGCATACTTCGGCTTATCTATTTTCATATTAATTATTTCATCTGCAATTAATGAGAACGTTATTTTATAGTTTTTATAATTTTTTTCATTTAAAATATTATTATATTTTTGAGATTCTACTCCTCCACCATACCAGTGATATCCTATTGAATCTTTATCAAATCCATCAATTTTTATTGAATTCGTAAAACAATAATTTATTTTAGTCCAATCAAACTTATAAATTAGATTTGTGGGTAAATTATAAAAATTTAAGTATGGGTATTTTGCTAAAATATGTTTATATATGTTTGATGAATGTAGATGTCCGGTAAACATTTTATAAATTAATTGTACACCCATAGATTGATAATTATCTTCTATTTTTTTATTTTTATCTTTAATAAGTATTTCATTAATGCCAAATTCAAATAAATTTTTATAATATTTATTATTTACAGATGCACCTAAAAAACCAATTGTTAATGTTTTTTCTGAAGATTGATATTCGTGTATTATTGTATCATATCCATTTTCAATAATTTTTTTATAAAAATCATCTATAGGTCTAAAAAATAGTACATCCATATCACAATATAATCCGCCATCTTCATATAACTTATAATATCTAAATATATCACTTTTATGCACAGGCGATAAATTTTTTAATTTATCTTGTATTTTAATTGGAAACTCCGCTGGCTTAATTTGTATATTTAAATTTTTAAGTTTGTTAAAATAATTATCTCCTTTATAATTGTAATAATCTTGATCTTCGTCGCCATTCCATCCTTTATTTCCAATATTATTATAAGATACATATAATGTCATTTCCCAATTAGGATTCATTTTTCTAAATGAATATAATGTCATATATCTCATCCAAGATAAATCGCTTCCGCCCCAATAAAAAAATATTTTTTTAGGAATAATTCTTGTTAAATAAAAATCAGGTTTTTTGACATTTGCTAAAAATAATTCCGATTCTTTTTGAAGTTTATAATTCTTTAAACATAGTAAATCTGTTTCCTTTTCTATTTTTGCATTTTCGTTAATATTATATTTTTTAATTTGCGCACTATATATTTTTTTTAATTTTTCATCTTCATTAAGTTTGAAATCGCTATTACAATTTCTTTTATAAAACAAACAATTTTCTAATTCTTTTACTTTTACAAAATTATATACGCGTTCAAATAATTCAATGTCTGAACCGATAATCCAATTTTTATATCCTCCCGCTAATTCTAATACCTGCTTATTGAATAAGAAAACCCCCTCATTAAACCAGAATTTATTTTTTGCAATGTTAGTAATTTCTTCATCAAAATCTTCATAATTAAATTTTACAATATCATATTCATTTGCATATTGCATTATTTCTTCAATCATTTCTGGTTTCATTATATCATTCCCATTAAATCGAAGAATTGTATCAAATTTTACTAAATCTAATAAAGTATTTAACGTAACATAAGTATCATTATGTTTTGACATTTCATAGATAGCAATATTTCTATATTTAGATTTAATTGCATATAATGTCTCTAATGTATTTTCACAATCATCTACACCAATTAATATTTCATAATTATTGTTATTAATAAAATATGTTTGTTTTTCAATTGAATCTAAGCATTCTTCAATATAATCAGCAATCTGAAAAGCATAGATAATGATACTAATAGGCTTTTTGATATTAAGATTTAAGGGTGCCTTTTTACATTTTTCTTGTATTTGACGCAATTCTTCTTTAATAGCAAGATATCGCTTCATTTGATCGTCAGCAGCTCGGGCGCTTGATGTAGACATGATTTATTTTAATCTGAGTATATTTATATATTAAAGGCCAATAGTATTAATAAATTATATATTCATGCGTACAAAAACTATCCCATGTATTTTTCATATAAATATATATGGATCATCAAAAAATTTATGAGTCTTTAATTCAGAAAGCAAAATCTGAAAATAGAATTAGGTTAAAGAAAACTAATGCTAATTATATTTATTATGAAAATCATCATATTCTTCCAAAATGTTTAAATGGAAGTGATGAAAAAATTAATTTAGTATTATTAACAGCAAGAGAGCATTTTGTATGTCATAAATTATTAACATATATCTATAAAGGAAATAGAAAAATTGCAATGGCATTTCATAGAATGACATTTAATAAAAATAGAAATTACAATAAATCATCAAGAGATTATGAATACGCTCGACAAATATTAAAAATCCCATTATCAAATGAAACAAAAAATAAAATGAGAAATGCGCATTTAGGGGTGCCTAAATCTGAAGAACATATAAATCATATGAAAGGAAATAAAAATTGTTTGGGCTACAAACATACTACTATTGCAAAAGAAAAAATTACTAAAGCGTTGCAATTAAGAGTAGGAGAAAAAAATCCCAATTTTGGAAAACCAGCTTGGAATAGAGGTATTCATGTTTCTGAGGAATCTAAACAAAAGAATAGGCAATCGCATTTAGGAAAAATTCCTTGGAATAAAGGTTTAAAATTAAATACTAATAAAAACATTTGTGGATAAAATTGAACTTTTTGCTGCCTCAACTAATCCCACATTTATCCCAGGAGTACACGGCATCTTAGAATCAAGCGCGCTAGCCATGGTAGATAATAATGCTATAAGTGCTTCTCCGGCAACACCTCTTTGATATGGGCCAGATCCAATCTTTGTAGCTTGTGCTCCATTGACTACAACTTCATCTGCAGTTACTTCTACTTTCGCAGCAGCAGCTATTTTAACTTCATTTTTTGTAGCTACGTTTATAACATCACCATCCATTTGAATAAGAGAATCTCCGTTAGGAGTTTGTAGCGTTATTAGTGTATCTGGAGTTATTTGAATAAATGATTCTTTATGATAAATTTGAAATCCACTTTTTGGTTGATAAATTACAGTAAGTTCTTCCATTGGATCATGCAAAAGAACATGAGTTCCTGGATAATCATCTTTAATTCTTTGTATTAAATCAGTATCAATATTTTGAATTGTTGTATATTCAGGAGCATAAATATCTCCATTATTGAATTGAACTCTAACAAATTGTCCAAGTTTAGGAATTGATAAAGACCCTGCGCCATCTCCTGCAAATATAGTTGAATTAATGGGAACTGCCCAAGGTATATGCTCTGGCAAAGTATTGTCCATTAATCCCAAAACTCTAATTTGAGCACGTCCAGAAAATGTAGTATCTTTATTATTAACTACTACGCCAATCCAATCATTGTCGTGTAAATCATGTTGTACAAAATCTATATCAGGTGTATAAGCCATATTGTAATATCTTTATTATGAATATATTTTATTCTATAAATCCTCGTTTGGTTAATAATGTTGTTACTCTAATTCTATAATAACGCTCTTTCCAATGTTTAGCTTTAAGTAATAAATGTTCTCCTGGTTTAGCGCCATTATCTAATAAAACTCTCATTGCTTTTGTTTTTCCGTTTTGAGCTGCTACATCTAACGCACTAGTACCAATTTCGCCTTTAACATCAACTCCTGCATTAATTAAAATTTTAACTATTTCTTCTTTTCCATATCTACATGCAGTTCTTAAAAAAATATTATTATTAAAACTTGGATCTATTCCCGTTTCTAAAAAGTATTTAAATATAGGTTTATTATTATAAGATATGGAATAACGTACATTATTGGCGTCATCTTTAAGTGGATCTACGTTATATTTTTCTATAAATAATTTAACTATGTCTATTTTATCATTTCTAATAGCTCTCCATAATGCTGTACTCATAGATCTATCATCAAGATGCATTTGTGATAATAAATAATCTACAAATTCAGTTTTTCCGTGATTTGTGCAAAATACTAATTTATCTTGCATTTTACTAAAATCTTGAGAATATCTGTTTTGTGAAGTTTCTTGTTTAATATAATCGTCAATTACAGCAAGCATTCCAATGCCCATATCATGTACTGGATCTGAATCTTCTGTGAATTTTTCATTTAGCCAATTATCATATGATTTAAATTTATTCATTGCTGTAATTTACTATTAGTTGCTTTACTTATTGGTGGTTGTTCTAACGGTTCTTGATCTAATTTCTTATTCATACTTGTCGTAGATTCTCCTTCTATAATTTGAGTAACTGGTATATTTTTTATTTTAACACTTGGCTGCGCTGTTTGTAATACTTTAGGATTTTCTATCCAACTGGTTTTTTTACTTAAAGTTGCTGTTTTAAGTACAGGCTCATTTATTTCAGAAGATAATTGACTAGATGGCGCCGGCTGATTCATTGCGTCGTGTATAGTTCCTGATAAATTAATGGAAGGTATTGTTTTATTAAGGCCCGAAGTTTCTGTATTAGTTGACAATTTTTCTGAAGGCACTGCAGATTCTAATCCTGAGGTTTCAGCTCTTGAAGATAGTTTTTCTGAAGGCATTGCAGATTCTAATCCTGAGGTTTCAGCTCTTGATAATAGTTTTTCTGAAGGCATTGCAGATTCTAATCCAGAAATTTCAGTTTTAGACGATAGTTTTTCTGAAGGCATTGCAGATTCTAATCCTGAGGTTTCAGCTCTTGATAATAGTTTTTCTGAAGGCATTGCAGATTCTAATCCTGAGGTTTCAGCTCTTGATGATAATTTTTCTGATGCTGCAGCAGATTCTAATCCAGAAGTTTCAGCTCTTGATGATAATTTTTCTGAAGGCTGAATTGTTTCTAATCCTGAA